ATGTGAATCCGTTCTGCACAGAACTGGACGAAATCGGATCATTTCAGAGCTACTGTATCGGGCACTTTGAGCACGAGTGGTTGGATGCGCTGGGCCAGATGATCGCTGAGGGGCGAGTACCGATTACGGATGCACCGAGGGTGGATGATCCGACAGAGCTCCGCCACATGGATAGCGGGTACATTCATAGGATGGAGTTTTCACGTCTGGATCGGGGGCACTTCTATGCGGATGCCATCATACCGGTTGAAATCACGGTATCGAATCAGTGCGGAGGAACATCACGCATTTGGAAGAAAAAACAGTGGTATCGCCTTAGAAACATTATTGAAGTTCAGCCGGGAGGATATTCCATATCCGAGTGTGGTGTGAGTATCTACCATAAGGATGAAGCTAACCCCGGTCTACCGCTGTCGGAGTACCTTATTCCTGTTTTAGACGAAACGGGAATTGAAGAAGAGGCAGACCAGATTCTTATGCAATATTATCCCGAAGCATTGCTGTCGAAACCGGTAGATGGCAGGCTGCTTGCAGAGCGCATGGGGCTTCGTGTAAGGATTTTCCCAATCTCTGATATGAACATTATGGGAAAGTCCATATTTCACAACGGTGTGCTAAAGGGAGAAGGCCACTCTGCATACAGACAACTGGAGGTTCATCCGGGCGATATTATTGTCAACAGAAGATATATGGGCCCGAGTCACAGAGCACAACTCAGCAGTATTGTGATTCATGAGTGTTGCCACCATTATGAACACGACCTTTTCGTTTGGGCACAATCACTTTATAACGAAGACATACTTGGGATTGACTGCCCTGTTGTCAGGGGAAGATACCCGTCTAATGGACAATCTCCAGTATTCTGGGCAGAACGTCAGGCTCGACAGATGACCTACCGTATCAAGATGAATAAAATGGTAACCAGAGCCAAGGCAGAGGAATACTTGTGCCTCTATAGAGAACAGAATCCGGATGGCTCTGTCGGAGAACAGTACGAAACGACTATTCGCCGCCTTGCAAGATTCTTTGAAGTGTCAGAGCAGTGTGCTCGAAATCGTATGGTAGAGATTGGTTATCCGCAGGCTCAGGGTGTACTAAATTTCGTTGATCGAAATTATATCCCGCCATTCAGTTATCCAGCAGATGTGTTGACGAGAAATCAAACGTTCCTCATCGGTGCAAAGGATGCCGTAAAACTATTTGCACAGAATGAGAAGTTCCGAGAACTGATCAGCAACGGCGCCTATATCTATGTTGAGGGCCGTTTCTGTATTAATCGTGCTGAGTATGTCGTGCGTGGAAAAGATGGCAAGCCACAGCTTACAGAGTACGCACGGAACCACACAGAGGTCTGCTGCCTACGATTTGACCGTGAGGGAAACTCGAAAGACCCGGAGTACCATTGGGGCGAGTTCCATCTTGATGATAGCGAGCCAAGATATGTAGTGGTAAAAGGGGAACGCATTCACTGTCCGCAGAATGCCGCTGAGCCGGGACTGTGTGATCCTAATGCGTTTAGGACAGAACTTGAATGGTCGGTGGCGATTCGCAAACTGATTTCAGGAAAGGAATTCGGGGATGCATTGAAAGACTTGATGGATGTCCGGGATATTTCCGTGGAACAGATGGAATCAGCATCCGGGATTTCCGTGTCAGCGTTGAAGCGTCTGCGGGCAGGACAGGAGGCGACAGCAGAACAGATCATTGCAATCGCGGTAGCTTTGCAGCTCCCTCCAATGGTCAGCGGAGATCTGCTGGAGATGTGTGGAATCAGACTTGACCATAACAGTCTTAAGAATTCGGCGTATCAAATGATCCTGATGACCCAATATAAAACAGGCATCGAGCAGGTGAACACGTTCCTTGCGGCCTGCGGCTTCAAAAAGCTCAAAACTGCCTGCTAAAGTACCTACAACAGAATACCCATGAGGCGATTGGACCACAAAACGGTCTGGTCGCCTCTTTTTTTTGAGGTTAGGGCTCAGAAAGTGAGCTCTAAATGGTAGAAAAAGAGCGAAAAACCGTGGCGTAAAGCCATCAAATATGACCTTGAACTGCGCAAAAGAACGGAATATCGATGGTTTGCATGCTGCTTTTTAGAGCTCACTTAGTGAGCTGGTGATTTGATTAGTCTTCAGCTATCATGTAGTCAGTTCAAGGGACGCCCCCCCAAAAAAGGAAAGCCCCGAGAACAAAAAATAATATTGTAAGCCCGATTCTAGAGAAGGCGAAGGATACCATAACGGAGTTTTACCAGCTGGCAGACGCTGTCTGCTGCGGTAGAACAGCCGGTCTATGGGTGTACCTCCCATCTCTGGAATCGGGCTTTTTGCGCTTTGCAGAATGTCCCAGATCAGAATGTGAGCCCTGCTCCGCTTCCGTCATCGGTATCCTTCTCCCTCCCAGAGTCCGGGGGAAAGGACAAAAAGATGACTAACATGATGATGAACGGAGCAGTTGCAATCTATGGTGGCTACGGTGCGATGGAGACCCGCCAGCCGTTACCGCAGGCAGTGGAGAGCGTGACACAGGTTGTCGAGGACTTGGCAGTCAACGCACATATCACTCTGGGTGAGCTGAAGAACACGGTTGCTGCTGTTATCGAAAAGAAGCTGCCGAAGTACGCACAGCTCGTGGAGATGCATCCTGTGATTGCCGCCAGAACTGTGGTGGGTGGTGCAACGCTCACGGCCTATGAAAATGGCTACGCCGTCTATGAGCAGGATGGCGCACACACGGTTATGGCAATCGACCGCTGCGGTGACTACCGCTACGACTTCAATGACGGTACATACGAGGTCGTTCCGGCGGAAGTGTTCGAGGATGCCGAGTGGTCAGTGCGTCTGGTCATGGAAGGCGAACGCCGGATGGAGAGCAACCGCAGCAAGACGGTTGCCATCAATGAGGCCGCTAGTTTGGATTGCGATGGTTCTGACTGGTCGGATGCCGTTATGGTGGACTTCATGGATGAAGAAAATGCTGAAATGTTGGCAGAAGAGGAACTGCGCAAGCTGTATGCCGCTATGGGTAAGCTCACGGAACGTCAGCAGGAAATCATCCGGCTCTACTTCTATAAAGGGCTGAACCAGTATGAAATCGCAGAAGAATTGGGGATTGCAAGACCCGTGGTCAGCAAAATTATGGCTGCCGCAATTAAAAAGCTCAGGAAAAGTTTTTGAAAATAGGGTACCTTTTCCCGAATTTCAGTAAGCATTATGAGAGGACTTCCTCTCACGAATACATCCAAGGAGGTTACACCCCATGAGTAACATCAAGAATCCCCGGAACAATCCCTTAAAGAATCCGGCTCCGGTGCGACCGCCCGGCGGCAGCACCGCCCCAAAGACCGTTTATGTCTGCTCTCCGTTCCGACCCACCGCAGTATCCGAGGCGGACAGGGAGGCAGAACAGCGGTCCAATATCGAACGGGCACTCAAGGCCTGCCGCATCCTCGCCATGATGGGCATCCGACCGCTGGCACCACATCTGTACTTCACTCGTTTTCTCAAGGATGAGTTGGCGGCAGAACGTGCTGCCGGGATGCAGTTTGGACTGTCATGGCTGGAACAGGCAGATGAGCTTTGGGTGTTTGGCGACACGGTGTCGGAGGGCATGGCACAGGAAATCGCCAAGGCGAAAGAACTGGGAAAGCCGGTGCATACCCTTCCTGGACCCGGGCGAGTGGCAGAACTGCTCGTCAAGAGCCTTGCACAGAAGTACACCCTGACCGGTGACGGTCAACAGGAAATGCAGCTCAAGGCTGCGGAAAGTGAGCAACACAATGATGAACGATAAGAACCAGAATACCAATGCCCCGGAAGTGCACCGTATTCTCCCGGTGATGCTGAAGGTCGAGAACCTCCACATCCATCTGGATGAGCGCAGCACCAGCAACACCTATTTCAATGGTGTCGAGGATCAGGACGAAGAGCCTGATATCGACATCGAGGCCATGATCGCCACCATCTGCACCAAGACCGGTCTGTGCGAGGATGCCGTCGTGATGGTTCTGGACGCTCAGGCTGAGTATCTGGATTCTGTCTACGGTGAGGATGAGGTGGACGAGGATGAGTGAGATGCTGACCAGCCCCAAGAAGATCGTGGATGGGCTGACGGAGGTATTCCGCGGCCTGACCCGGATGTGCGAGGGCATGGCAGAGCAGATCGAACTCCTGGAGTTCACTTCTGAGGATGCGGAGGACGAGGATAAGCTGCTCCCTCCGGCCAAGCTCCCTGCTGTGGACACAGCACCAAGGGTACAGGATGTGCCTCACCCTCGTAAGAAACCGGGGAAGCGTCCCCGCAAACAGGAACAGGACACTCCGTCCACGATGGATGAGACGCCCAAGGAGCCGACCGAAGAAGCTCAGGCGGAGGAAAGCCCCGCTGAGGAGGCGAAAGAGGAACTTCCTGATTTCCCGGATGACTCGGCAGATGACTTGCCCTTTGATTTGGACACCACCCAAAAGGCGGAACCCGAACAGCCTGCTGTGACCATCTCCAAGGATGAGATCACGGCAGTCATCGTGGCGAAGATCAAGCAGAAGCGCAGCAACAACGAGAAGATCGGTCAGTTGCTGAAGACCTACGGCGTAGGTCAGCTTTCTGAACTGCCGGCAGCGAAGTACGAGGCGTTCCTCGCAGACATCTCCCAGCTGTAACGGAGGTGTCCTATGCCCGAAGTACACGCGATCCTCTCTGCGTCCAGCTCGAAACGGTGGCTCAACTGTACGCCATCCGCTCGGCTGGAGCAGAATTTTCCCAATGAATCCTCGGTGTACGCCGAGGAGGGGACAGCCGCCCATGCGCTGGGCGAGTACAAGCTCCGCAAGTACCTGCATGAGCGTGTGAGGCGGCCTACTTCCGAGTTCGACACCGATGAGATGGATGCCAATACCGACATCTATGCGGAGTACATCATCTCCACAGTCGAGCGCATCAAGGAAACCTGCCCACATCCGCTGGTCATGGTGGAGGAACGGCTGGACTACAGCTATCTCGTTCCGCAGGGATTCGGTACCGGCGACTGCGTGATCATCGCAGACGGTACCCTCTATGTCATGGACTATAAAAACGGAAAAGGCGTGTTTGTCAGCTGTGACCATAACCCACAGATGATGCTATACGCTTTTGGAGCTTACCACGCCTATGGGTATCTGTATAGCATCACCAAGGTGTCCATGACCATCATCCAGCCCCGGCTGGAAAACATCTCGACCTTTGAATGCAGTGTGGAAGAGCTGCTGGACTGGGCAGAAAACTATGTCCGGCCCAGAGCCAGACTTGCATTTGAAGGCAAGGGCGAGCAGGTTCCCGGTGACTGGTGCCGGTTCTGCCGTGCCCGTACTTCCTGCAAAGCCTGCGCCGATGAGGCGTCGGCACTGGTCAAAACGGAATTCCTGGATCTGGATTCCGGCGTTTTGGCAGATGAACAGGAAGAAACGGATGCCACCGCAGCCTATGACCCGGACACCACGGCACCAACCTTCAAGTCCCCGGCACTTCTGTCCAAGACGGATATCGAGAAGATGCTTCCCACGCTGAACCGCATTGAATCTTGGATCGAGGCCATCTTCGCCTATGTCAGCTCCGAGGCTATCAACCACGGTGTCTGCTGGGATGGGTATAAGGTGGTGGAAGGTCGCAGCAAGCGGCAGTTCCTTGACCCCAAAGCGGTGGCGGGAGCCGCCACAAAGGCTGGGTATACCGATATCTATAAGACTGAAATGATCACTTTGACCGAGTTTGAAAAGCTCATGGGTAAGAAGAAATTTCAGGAAGTTCTGGGCGAGTATGTGGTAAAGCCGCCTGGCAAGCTGGCACTTGTCCCTGACTCTGACCCCAGACCGGCAGTTGACCTCGATACTGCCGCAGACGAATTCACACCACTCGAATAAAACACAATGGAGGATTACAAATCTATGGCTACTGCAAACAAGACGATGAGTGCGACCAAGGTCGTTATCCCGTGCCGCATCTCTTTTGCTGCTATCTTTGAGCCCAAGAGCATCAATGGCGGCGAAGCAAAGTACTCCGTGTCCTGCCTGATCCCCAAGGAGGACAAGAAGACCCTGCTGGCAATCCACAAGGCAATCGAAGCCGCCAAGGAGGACGGTAAGGTCCGCAAGTGGGGCGGCAAGGTGCCTCCTAATCTGAAGACGCCCCTGCGTGACGGCGACATCGACCGCCCGGACGATGAGAACTACACGGGCTGCTTCTTCCTGAACGCATCCAGCAAGGACGCTCCGCAGGTGGTTGACCGCCATGTGCAGCCTGTTCTCGACCCCATGATGGTCTACTCCGGCTGCTACTGCAATGTCAGCGTCAACTTCTACGCCTTCAACGCCAATGGCAATCGTGGCGTGGCGGCTGGTCTGGGCAACATCCAGTTCGTCAAGGATGGTGACCGCCTGTCCGGCCGTGCCTCCGCAAATGCGGATTTCAGCGCACTGGAGGATGACGAGGAAGTCCTCGGCGGCGGTGCCGGTGAGGACCTGCCGGATTATCTGCGCTAAGTACACATGGACCGGGAGGGGGCTTCGGCTTCCTCCTTTTTTACATGACCGATCGAGGTGATGAACTTTGAAAGAAACACTGATCGATATTGAAACCTACTGCGAGGCGGACATCAAGAAATGCGGTCTGTACCGCTATGTGTCCGACCCCAGCTTCGAGATCCTGCTCATTGCATGGGCAACGGATGAAGGCGAGGGGTTCGGAGAAACGAAGCTGGCAGACCTTGCATCCGGAGACCCATTCCCGAAAGAGCTTCTGGACGATTTTAAGGACAGCAATGTGACCCTGATTGCTCACAATGCGGCTTTCGAGCGTGTGAGCTTCTCCCGCTATCTCCAGCAGCACTATCCCGGCCAGTATCTCAAACCGGGCACGTTCCTGTCGCCGGACAACTGGATCTGCACCATGGTCATGGCGGCATCGCTGACCCTGCCCATGGCACTGAAAGACGTCGGTGAAGTCTTGAAAACCACGCAGCAAAAGGACGAGGAGGGCAAACGGCTCATCAAGCTGTTCTCTGCACCCTGCAAGCCGACCAAGTCCAACGGCGGGAGAACCAGAAACCTCCCGCACCACCTCCCGGAAGACTGGGCGAAGTTCAAGTACTACTGCATTCAGGATGTTAACACGGAGGTGGATATCTACAAGCGGCTGAAACGCTTTCCAATGCCTGCCCGGGAGTGGCATCACTACCGGGTGAATGAGCGTATCAACGACCGTGGCGTAAGGATCGACACGGAACTGGTCCAGCAGGCTATCACCTGCGACTTGCTTCTGTCGGATGCCATGACTACGAAAGCATATGAGCTGACCGGGCTGGAGAACCCGAATTCCGTGTCACAGCTCAAGACCTGGCTGGATGAGCGTGGCATCTCGATGGACACGCTGGGCAAGAAGAATGTCACTGAGATGATCGGCGAGCTGGACAAGAACGGTGTGGATGCCGAGGCAATGGATATGCTGAAGCTCCGGCTTCAGATGGCAAAGAGCTCCGTCAAGAAATACCAGGCCGCGGAACGCTGTGTCTGTCCGGACGGCAGAGCCAGAGGACTTTTCCAGTTCTACGGCGAAAGCCGCACCGGCGCTACTCCGGCCGGAACATCCAGTTGCAGAATCTGCCGCAGAATCACATCTCCACGCTGGATGAGGCAAGAACACTCGTGAAGATGGGCTGCTTTGACATGGTGGAGAGCATCTACGGCAATACACCGGATGTCCTTTCCCAGCTCATCCGCACCATGCTCATCCCGAAGGATGGATGCGAGTTCATCGTGGCAGACTTCTCCGCCATTGAAGCCCGAGTGCTTGCTTGGGAAGCAGGAGAACAGTGGGTGCTGGACGCTTTCAAAAACGGCGAGGACCTCTACTGCGCCACAGCCTCCCAGATGTTCCATGTCCCGGTGGTCAAGCATGGCATCAACGGTGACCTGCGCCAGAAAGGGAAGATCGCGACACTGGCCTGTGGCTACGGCGGTTCTTCCGGTGCGCTCATCAGCATGGGCGCCTTGCAGATGGGACTGAAGGAAGAAGAACTTCCGGAGATCATCGACTCATGGCGTGAAGCCAACCCCAAGATCGTGCAGTACTGGTGGGACGTGGAGAAAGCTGCAATGCAAGCCTTCAAGACCGGGGAACGGCAGGATATCGGCAGGATCAGCTTTGCCTTTTCTTCAGGAACCCTCTGGATGGTGCTGCCTTCCGGTCGAAAGCTGGCATACCTCGTGCCTAAACAGCAGCCGAACCGCTTCGGACGTATGAGCCTGACCTACGAAGGTGTGGGTCAGAATCACAAGTGGGCACGGCAGGAGACCTACTCTGGTCGGCTGGTGGAGAACGCCACACAGGCGATTGCCCGGGACATTCTGGCTGAAGCCATGGCTCGGATCGAGGATGAGGGCTTGAACATCGTAGCGCACGTCCATGACGAGGTCATCATCGAAGCACCCAGGGGCAAGTACACGGTGGAGGAGATCTGCCAGCTCATGGCGGATAACCCTGACTGGTGCGACGGTCTTCCACTGGCAGCCGCCGGGTACAAGGGCGACTACTACTTTAAGGATTGAGGTGACCAGATGCCGCACGCCATTGAAATGAAAGACGGCAAGATCCTGACACCGTTTGGCATCCGGGATCTGCTGGAAGCTGTGTCCGACTACGCCGGGGAAGAACTAGCCCGTGAGATCGAGAGCTACATCAACACGAATGTGGAGGACATTGACGACTACGAAAAGGAGTACGACCGCATGGAGCAGGACAATGAACACCTTGCTGACCATCAGCGGTCTGTCCTCTGTAATATCCGGGAAGAGGTGGATGCGTTGGACACACTCCTGCACGACACACGGCTGAACCGTGCCAGGATGCAGGGGGCTGTCCGGATCATCCAACAGATGATCCATCGTGAGCTGTAAGAATCACAGAAAGCAGTAAAAACACGGTGCCCTTGTCATAAGGACACGGGCGTATAAGCCGGCGCATAAATATGCGCCGCAGAAAGGATAGAACATGAAAACAGGCAGAAATCTGCAGGAAGTCCTTGTAGAACTGGATCGCCAGAACAAGGCAAAGCAGGACTTCATCAGCCCGGCGCAGGGAATGCGCCTCCGGGAAGATGGTCACACCTTCGAACTGAACCATCTGACCACAGACCGGCAGATGACCTTCGGCACCACCTCGCTGTTCCACCGTCAGGTGGCTTCGGCGCTGGGCATCCCGGCCAAGTACTACGACCTGATGCAGAGCCAGAAGCCGGAACTGCTGGCAGAAAACGTGAACGCATGGTTTGCGGACAGGACCAGCTCCTACATGGTGCGGTCTATGGACTACGGCTCCGGGCAGGTCGCCCGTGCGCTGCTGTCGGAGCGATACCGCCGTATCGACAACATGGAGATCGCCACATCGGTGCTGCCGTTGTTTGCAGGCAACGACCAATATGAGGTCATGTCCTGCGAGGTGACGGAAAACCGGCTGTACCTCAAAGTGGTCAACCATCGCCTGGAAATGGAGGTCCGCAAGGGCGACATTGTGCAGGCTGGCGTGATGATCTCCAACTCAGAGGTGGGGCTGGGAGCCGTGTCCATCCAGCCGCTGGTGTACCGTTTGGTCTGCACCAACGGCATGGTGGTCAATGACATGGGCGAACGCCGTCACCATGTGGGACGTCAGGCGAAGGCAGTGGAGGACAGTTTCACGCTGTACTCGGACGAGACGATGGAAGCGGAGGACAAGGCGTTCCTCTTGAAACTCCGTGACACCACCATGGCGGCAATCGATGAGGCACGTTTCGCACAGGTGGTCGGACGCTTGCAGGAGTCTATGGCAATCCCCATCACCGGCAAGGTACAGGATGTGGTGCAGCTCACTTCCCAGAGCTACGGCATCAACGCAGATGAGCAGGAGGGCATCCTCAAATACCTCATCGCCGGCGGTGACCTGTCGCTCTACGGCTTGTCCAATGCAGTCACCAGAGCGTCACAGGATGTTGTCTCGTATGACCGGGCTACGGCACTGGAGGGCATCGGGTGGCAGGTCGCTACCATGGAACCCGCCCAGTGGAAAGAAATCAACCGGTGAGGTGAACGGTATGGAACAGGAAACACTGGCAGTCCGCTGGGTCGAACACAAGGATGAAAGCCCACCGGAAAGACGGCACAACCGCAGCCACGCCGACCCTACGGCAGATGCCGCCATCGGTCATGTGCTGCTGGAAGAACGCCGGAAGAACAAGAAGAAGCGTCCGCGCACCGGAGTGTGGCGGGCGGAGGAGGGGAAGCAGAGTGAGGGAAAGTGAGGTCGAGCACCAGTTCGTGGAAGCCGTGAGAGCCGCCGGAGGGCAGGCTCTTAAATTTACCAGTCAGAGCATGAACGGTGTGCCGGACAGACTGGTCCTGCTGCTTGGCGGGAAGTGCGCCTTTGTGGAACTGAAAGCCCCCGGCAAGCAGATGCGGCTGTTGCAGCGCAAGCGTCGGCAGCAGCTTGAAGCACTGGGCTTTCCGGTGTTCTGCGTAGACCGCCCGGAGCAGATTCAGCCTGCCATCGAAGCTCTCATCCTTTGGAATCCCGGTGAACCTATTCCACAGGGCATCGGGGCGAAGATTCTGGAGATGCCGGAGGTTACGTTGCCGCAGGGCAATACACAATGCGCAGAGCAGGAAGCGAGGTGATGCCAAATGAAGTTCATTCCCCATGATTATCAGCGGTTTTGCACGGAGTATATCAAGACCCACCCCATTGCAGCTCTGTTTCTGGATATGGGCCTGGGTTAAGGCAAGACCGTCATTACCCTGACTGCTATCCAAGACCTCATGCTGAACACATTTGAGGTCAACAAGGTCCTCATCATCGCACCGCTTCGTGTCGCAAGAGACACATGGCCGGCTGAGATCGAGAAGTGGGATCACCTGAAGAATCTGGACATTTCAATCGTCGTGGGCGATGTGAAGACACGCATCGCCGCCGTCCATCACCCAGCTATGATTTATGTGGTCAACCGTGAAAACGTCAAGTGGCTGGTGGAGTACTACGAGAAGAATGGGATGCGCTGGGACTTCAGCATGGTGGTCATTGACGAGCTGTCCTCGTTCAAGAACTACCAGTCCCAGCGGTTCAAGTTCCTGCGAAAAGTCCGTCCGTATGTGAAGCGGTGGGTCGGACTGACCGGCACACCGTCCTCCAATGGTCTTATGGATCTCTGGGCGGAGATCGGAATTTTGGATGGAGGAGAGCGTTTGGGTAAGTTCATCGGACGCTACCGTGAAGCCTATTTCAAGGCTGCGTCCATGAATCCGTCCAGCGGCGTGGTGTTCCAGTACAAGCCAAAAGAGGGAGCCGAGGAGCTGATCTACCAGCGTATTTCGGACATCACCATCTCCATGAAGGCACTGGACTACCTGAATATGCCGGACTGCATCCCGACACGGTACGAAGTCGAGATGAACGCCGAGGAACGCAAGCTCTACGATATGCTCAAGCAAGACCTCCTGATCCCCTTGAAGGACGGGGACATAGATGCTGCCAATGCTGCATCGCTGACTGGAAAATTGTTGCAGATGAGCAATGGTGCGGTCTATGACGAAAACGGCAAGGCGAGAGTTCTGCACGACCACAAGCTGGAGGCACTGGAAGACCTGATCGAAGCCGCCAACGGCCAGTCGGTGCTGGTGGCGTACTGGTTCAAGCATGACCGGGAGCGCATCATCAACCATCTGGAAAAGCTCAAGATCCCCGTGCGGGACATTAAGACCAGCACAGACATCAAGGACTGGAACGCCGGCAAGATCCCGGTCGCTCTAATCCACCCGGCCTCTGCCGGACATGGTCTGAACATCCAGCAGGGTGGACACATTCTGGTCTGGTTCGGCCTGACATGGAGCCTTGAACTCTACCAGCAGACCAATGCTCGCCTCTGGCGGCAGGGCCAGACACAGGTGGTCACCATCCACCACATTATCACCAAGGACACGGTGGATGAGGATGTGATGGCAGCTCTGGAACAGAAGGACATGACACAAGAAAAGCTGATTTCTGCCGTCAAAGCACGGCTGGAAGCATGAAAACACGAGGAAAGAGAATGGATAAGATTTTGTTTTTGAAGGAAACCGACCGCATGGCGGCATTGGAGACGAATACGGCACTGAGCCCGGATAAGGCATCGAGCACAAAGGAGTATGTCTACAAGAAGGCGGCACCCGTGACGGGCACGAAGCCCAAGCGAGATGAGGCGGGGTTCTTTGTTCCGTATGCGATGTTCCGCCCCATCCGAGAGCCGGGCTTGCTCTGTGAGCTGCTGGGTGATAACCCGGTGCGCCGCTGTGCAGACCTCAAAATGAACCTCGACTTCCTGATGAAGGAAGCCTATGAGCACACGATCGAGCAGATGATGTGCAGCACACGCCTGAACGAGATTCGCTGCCAGATGCACATGTGCAAGGAGGACCGAGCGATGGAGCACTACGCCCGGATGACGGAGAAAGGTGTGTCGGTCGATGCGCCCAAGGTCACCACGCAGGAGCAGCGCAAGGCCATCTTGAACGCTGTCACATGGAAATACGACTGGATCCAGCAGAACAAAAAGCGATGCTTCCGGTTTGCCGAGGTCATCATTGCACGCCAGAAGAACGGCGGAACGAAGAACCTGCAGGAATCCCGGTTTGTGGAGAACTTCATCCAGTATGCCGCAGCCCTGCCGGAACCCAACCGCAGAGTGCTGGACATGATGTACGAGGCTGCATGGCACATCATCTGCATCTATCGCTTCGGGATGACCAGGGATCAGGTGCCGGAGCCTTGGTACGACACAGTCAGTGGGGTTCGCAAGAACAGCAAGGAGCACGCCGATGGGAAATGTTGAGTATGCCGAGTGCTATGCAGAACTGGCAAACGCCATCGTTTTGCAGGCATTCAAGGATTATCGGAAGGCACTGTTCAAGCTGGTACAGGAGCCGGAAGAATGGAAACACCGGTCCAGCAAAAAGAAACTGGAGCGATTCTTCTACTCGAAGTGGTACCGCACCCTGACCGACCTGGACCCAGCGATCCTGATGCAGGAGGCAAAGCGGCAGGCAGATATCAACGTTGAACGCTGGGAGCGATGCAGGGCAAGAGCACGGGAGCGAGCCGAGAGAAAAGCTGCTAAAAAGAATCTCTCGGCAGTGGCAGTCATGTGATACAGAACATCGGTCAGAAAGGAGGGCTTGACCATGAGCGAAGAAACACATCCCGGTGAGGTGCAGACCTCTGTTGGGGCACCGGATTATATGGAAAAAGCCAGAGAACTGGCCGATTCCTATCCACAGCTTCTGGCGAGAAAGCAGGAACTTAAGCGGCAGATCGACGAATCTCACGCCTGGTTTTATACCCGGGACGAGGTCATCTACAAGCTGTCGCAGGGAGCGCATGAGCAGGGAGAACGAGTCCATACCAGTGGCACCTCCAACCCGGTGGAGCGCACCGTCCTCAACTGCGACAAGGTGCTGGCATCCATGAACCGGGAGATTCAGGAACGCCGGGAAGAAGAACTGATCACTCCGTACCGCCGGGTCTGTGAGGAGATCGAGTTGTTTGAGATCGGGCTGCGGAGCCTGCGGGGACGGACACAGCTTGTTGCCCGGCAGCTCTTTGTGCGGCGAAAAGCTATCCCCACGGTGGAGGATGATGTCGGGAAACCACTGGGTCGGAAGACCGTGGAGGCTGAACGGGAGAGGGCGCTAGAGAGGATAGCTGAAATTCTGGAATGCAAAGATCGCATGAGAGGAGGCAGGCAGAATGGCAAGACCGAGTATTCTGGGGAATGCCCCACCGACTGAGGCGGAAGTAAACCATGCTCTTGAATGTTGCAAGGCAGTTCCCAGTATTCGGGAAGAACTACTGGCTATGGAGCAGGAAATGTCGGACATCAGGGAAAGACTGGATAAAGCCGAGAGTCAGAACGAGCATGAGCTGTACGAATTCATGCTTGAAGAAAAGGAAAAGAAGAGCCAGCAGAAATGGGAAGCACTGGAAAAGCTGATCCGTGCGGTATTGGCGATTCCACACGCCAATGCAAAAGCAGCCGTTGTTGGCTTCTATCTGGATGGCAAGGCACTCAAGGAAATCCGGGATCCCAGAGGGCGCACATTGGGCGTAAATCGAGCCCGGCACTTCAAAAAACTGGGGCTGGAACTGCTTGCACTGGAACTTCGGAAAGTTCCTGAAAAAAGTTAAAATAGACCGCACATCTGGGCGGTTTATTAACACTTCTAAGGGTTCTTTGATAAAACAAATTCTTTACGGTACGCCCTCAATTTGGTATAATTTATACTGGAAAAGCTGGATAGAGAAGCGTATTGCCGAGGTAGTCAGAAATGACTTTGCTTCGGCTTTTTTGTTGCGGCGATCGATTCGCCGCCAAAGCTGCGACTTCTCTGTCCGGCTTTTTACTTTTACATCAACCCAAGGTCTATCGACCGGGAAAAAGAGGTGAGTTTTCATTGGGTCGCAAGAATAAAAACGGTCGTTCAAGACCTCATGTGAATAAATACATCAACCAGAAAGGGCGGCTACTCCGCAAGCAGCGCACAGCCCGATCTGAAAAGACTACCCAGAAGGAAGCGTTGCGGCAGGACATATCGCAGCAGGATTCTCCGCAGCAGATGGTGCAGCGGTTCGAAATCTGGTTTGCCGAGCTGGGGGACCACTTCGGCAGTTCTGTGCAGAGCGGCAGCCGCCCGGTGCTGGTCATCAGCAACGATGTGGCGAATCGGTTTTCCAGCACGCTCACGGTGATCCCCCTGACCACCGTGCAGAAGAAGCTGGGTCTGCCCACGCACATCCAGATTGCAGAAACAGACTGCAAGATGCTGAACAGCCATGTCTATCTGCGGAACTCTGTGGCATTGGCAGAGCAGGTCACGACCATCGACAAGAAGGCTCTGCAAAATAAGCTGGGCTGCCTGACCTCTACCGCCAAGCAGCGGGAAGTGGAGCAGGCAATCGCGGTGTTCTTCAGCATGGGCATTGCCGACACTACTACCAAGAAGGAGGCGAGAACGTGGTAGACATCAAGAATATCCCTGCGAGACTGAAAAGTGACTGCCGGTTCTGCGTCTGGAAGTTTGAAAAGCGCAGCGGTCAAAAGACCAAGATGCCGTACAACCCGGCCAATGGAGACCGGGCCAGAATCAACGACCTGCGCACCTTTGCTGATTTCAAGACCACCCTCATGACCTATGCCATGGGCGGGTACGACGGCATCGGCATTGCGGTCGGCAACGGCATCGGCGCTTTTGATATCGACCACTGTTTCAGAGAGGACGGGACGCTGAACGACACAGCAGCGACCGTCCTTTCCATTTTCGCCACGGCATACGTTGAGAAGTCTCCGTCCGGTAAGGGACTGCGAGGCTTTTTTGGTGTGCCGGAAGATTTTGTCTACGACAAGACAGTCTATTACATCAATAACCGCAGCAAAGGGCTGGAAGTGTATATGCCCGGTGCGACAAACCGCTTCGTCACCGTGACGGGAGATGTTTACCGCACAGGGGAGATCCCTAACGATGAAACCGCTATGACCACCTTGCTGGACTCGCTGATGAAGCGCAACAAGCAGGTGCAGAACACACAGCTCCGGCATCACTCGTATCTGGACGATGACGCAGTCATTGCCCATGCGGAGGAAGCCAGCAACGGTGACAAGTTCAAGAAGCTCTATGCCGGTGACTGGGAAGAACTCTACGACAGCCAGTCGGATGCGGATATGGCACTTCTGTCCATCCTCGCATTCTGGTGCGGCTGCGATGAAGAACAGATGGACCGCATCTTCCGAACCTCCGGCCTGATGCGTGACAAATGGGATCGCCGGCAGGCCGGTACGACTTACGGTGCGATCTCCATTCGGAACACCGTCAACACCTGTGCAGCGGTGTACGTTCCGGTCAACGCACAGGACATCGTGGACGAAGAGTTCACAAATCTTGATCCGGAGTCTAAATCCCCGGAGTTCCAGCCGGACATCACCAAGCTCACCCTGTCACTGGATGAGATGGCTCCGCACACCAATCCCAGATACGGCAGGGATGAGATCGGCATGGGCAATATGTTTGCCGATTTCTTCAAGCCCATCGCCCGGTATAACAGTGAGCGCGGCATCTGGTATGTCTATGACGGGAAGGTCTGGCAGCCGGACACCGAAAACCTCAAGGTGGCGGAACTGGCGAAGCTGCTGGCGGACAAGCTGTATGTGTTTGCCCTGACGATCACAGAGGAGGATGCTCGAAAGCGATTCATCGACCGGGTGCGGAAGCTCCAACTCCGAAAGCATCGGGAAACCATGCTGAAGGATGCAAAGTCTGTGTTCCCACTGTCCATGAAACACTACGACCGGGATATCTACCTGTTCAACTGCCAGAACGGAACGCTGGATCTGCGGACGATGGAGTTCCGGGAACACCGCCCGGACGACTATCTCACAAAGGTGTCCCCGGTCATCTATGACCCGAAAGCAGACTGCCCTCGCTGGCGGACTTTCATCACAGAGATCATGCAAGGGGATAAGGCGAGAGCAGACTATCTGCAAAAGGCCATCGGATATGCCTTGACCGGTGATACGAGGATGGAATGTCTGTTCATCCTCTATGGTCCTACTTCCCGAAACGGCAAGGGTACCACCATGGAAAGCATCCTGCGGATCATGGGCGAGTACGGCAAAAACGCCGACCCCACCATGCTGCAGGCGAAGTTCAATGCCCAGAGTGGTGGACCGTCTGAGGAGATCGCGCGCCTTGCCGGCTCCCGGTTCGTCAATATCTCAGAGCCGGAGAAGAAGATCACGCTGGATGCCGCCCTGACCAAACGCCTGACTGGTAACGACACCATCACGGCCCGATATTTGCATGAGAACAGCTTCGAGTTCCGTCCGAACTTCAAGATCTTCATCAACACGAACCATCGTCCGAACATCACAGACCTGACCTTGTTCGAGTCCGGCCGTATCAAGATCATCCCCTTTGACCGCCACTTTGATGAAAAAGAGCAGGATAAGGGGTTGAAGGGCTTCTTTGCGGAACCGGAAAATATGTCCGGCATTCTGAACTGGATGCTGGAAGGGTATAAGCTGTTTCGCAGTCAGGGTCTGGAGATGCCGGACTCTGTCGTGCAGGCCACCATGGACTACCAGATGTTCTCGGATAAGATGGGGCAGTTTTTCAGTGAATGCCTCCAACCGAAAGCAGATAGTGAGCTTCGCCGTGCTGCCGTTTATACACGCTACAAGGAGTGGTGTGCCGAAAACGGGTACAGGGCGGACTCTGCCAAGGTGCTGAATACCGAGATCGACAAGAGGTACACCGTTCAGAAAAAGCGTCCGGCGGATGGCGTCGGAGGACCGACACAAGTGGTTATGGGTGTGGAGTTCACAATGACAGAAGGCATTAAAGAGGACTTTAGCATCGTGCCCTGATACTGTCTTGGAACGGTTCCATCGGCTCGTACCGGCTACATCGGCTACAGACCGGCTACAAAAAAATGCTGATTTCACGACGTTTTTTGGCTTGTAGCTGATGTAGACGGTGAAAACCCTATTTTCTTATTATTCTTTTCTTTTATATGCAATTTACTTTTTACTAGCTACATCAGCTACAAAAAGAAAAAAGAGAAGATAAGAAGGCTGAAAACTATCGTAATAACAATGCTTTTTTAGAATTGGGCGCCTCATATTGTGAGAGTTCGACCATCTACAAACCATCTACAAAAAAGATGAAAGCCACACGATACTGAGCAGGCAGCTTTTGTGGGAGCCTACGTTTGTGGGCAACGGCAAAGGCGGCCTGCTTTGTGATACATGAAAGCGAGGAACAGCTATGAGCAAGATTATCACCTGTGAGCAGGTCAGCAACGGTCACCCGGATAAAATCTGTGACCAGATCGCAGATGCCATTGTGACCGACATTCTCCAGCACGACAAGAACGCTCGTGTAGCGATCGAGTGTCTGCTGAAACGCAGCCAGCTCTTTATTGCCGGCGAGGTCACCACCGATTACCAGCCCAACTACCAGCAGATCGTCCATGAGGTCATCACCCGCATCGGTGCTGACAAGATGGGCTTTGATTTCCGGGAGTTGCTCCGCATCGGCATCCTGGTCGATAAGCAGTCGCCGGACATTGCACTGGGCGTGGATAAGGGCGGTGCCGGTGACCAGGGCATCATGTACGGCTACGCCACCAACGAGACCGCCGAACAGATGCCGATCCCCTACATGGTCGCCACCAAGTTCCTGCAACTGCTGAAAAGCCATCCGAGCAAGATGTTCCGGGCAGATGCCAAGGCACAGGTCAGCTACGACTATGATACCGGCCGGATCACCACCTTCCTCTGCTCTGTGCAGCATAGCCCGGATGTGGAGGTCAGCGACTTCCGACACATCATCGAATCCATGATGGTGCTGGCTGCCTGTGAGTACGGTCTGGACGGGAACTTCCAGAAACTGGTGAATCCCACTGGCCGGTTTGTGCTGGGCGGCCGCTACGCCCACTGTGGTGTGACTGGTCGTAAGCTGGCGTGCGATACCTACGGCGGTATCGGTCGAATGGGCGGCGGTGCTCTCAGCGGCAAAGACCCCACCAAGGTGGACAGGTCCGCAGCGTATATGGCACGGAAGATCGCCAAGGACATCGTGCAGGCGGGTTACGCTGACAAGTGCGAAGTCCAGCTGGCGTATGCCATCGGTGTGGTACAGCCGGTGGGCGTGGCGGTGGAGTGCTTCGGCACGGAACACCAGCCGCTGGACTTCATCCAGGCTTACGTCAAGGACAGCTACGACCTGACCCCGCAGGGTATCATCCAGCGTCTGGGTCTGTTGGACGTGGACTACAACAAGGTCAGTGCCTACGGTCACTTCGGCAAGCCCAGTCTGCCGTGGGAGGAGTGACCCGTGCCCCGCAGACCCAAGGTGCCGTGCCGACACGCTGGTTGCCCGGAGCTGGTTGAGCCGGGCAGCCTCTACTGTGCAAAGCACCTACCGCTGCACCCGGAAGTCACCCGCCCAGCGGGTAAGCGTGGCTATACACGACAGTGGCAAAAAATAAGCAGGCAGTACCTCCAAGCCCATCCGCTCTGCGCCGAGTGCATGAGGCAGGGGAGATACACGAAAGCCACCGTGGTGGACCATATCACACCGCACCGTGGCGATCCCGGACTTTTCTGGGACGAAGCCAACTGGCAGCCGATGTGCAAAGCCTGCCATGACCGCAAGACTTTGACCAAAGACATCCACCCGGTGTACCGCTACTGACCCCACCGGGGGCCGGGGTCACTTTTCTGTGATGAAGTCAACAGAAGACCGGTGGCCCCTTTCGTGTGAAAAAACGCAAAATTCATAGGCCGGGGGTCCCGGCAATATCGGCGCAAAATGAACAAGGTGAAGATGAGGGCATCGGGGTGAACGCTCCGGTGCCTTTTGTTTTCCCCCGAAACAAACCAAAGCGTGTGAAAACCCTTGCAACATGGGACTTTTCGCACGTTTTAGCTTGTTCCGGGACAAGGAGAAGCAAGCAGCAGCCGGACGCCGCAAAAACAAACTAACCCGGCGGAGCAGGGCCGGCTGCCGCTTCGCTTCTTTTCGTATGCTTTTTGAGATTTTCCACTGGAACTGACATAGAAACGGCGAAAAATGAGGACGGGGTGAGGATGGATGGAAGATTGCACAGCCGAGATGATCAAGGACATGGCATTTTCCTTCTGTCCGCAGTGTGGCGTAGCCATCGTTCCGAACCATCGGGGACGACCGAGAAAATTCTGTTCCCCGGAATGCCGATCCAAGTGGAACAACACCCACCCAAGACCGCAGAACTGGAAGACCGTGCGGTCAAAGGTCTGCCCGGTGTGCGGCAGGGAGTTCTCCTACCGCCACCAGTACGGACTTCCAAGAAAGTATTGCAGTCGAGCCTGTGCCAATAAGGGCAGGGCGAAGGGAGAGAGCAGCATTGGAAAATAAAGTGATTGGCGTATTTGCAGTCTGCAACACCGCAGGCATCTGTGTACATGAGATTGACCATGCAGAGGACAGAGTCTTTGCTTCCATGAACGGGATAGACCCGGAATGGTATCCGATTACGGAAAAACCGCAGTCGGAGATGGGCGGGGACAGCGATGAACTGGAGTCGGGCTTTGAGTTCGGCTCCTTTTTTGTACCGTTCTCTGAGGTCATGCGAGTGTGAATCTGAACTGGGAGGAGCTACATGAAAGCAACTGCTGAACTGAAAATGCTGCCGGTGTCCGTACTCAAGCCGGCCGCATACAATCCCCGGAAGAAGCTGAAGCCGGGGGACAAGGAGTACGAGAAGATCAAGAACTCCATTGAGGAGTTCGGTTTTGCCGATCCGCTGGTGGTCAATGCCGATATGACGATCATCGGCGGCCATCAACGCCTGACCGTTGCGACGGCACTGGGTTATACCGAAGTGCCTTGTGCGGTGGTGGACATCGATAAGACCCGAGAGAAAGCTCTGAACATCGCACTCAACAAGATCACCGGCGCATGGGATGATTCCCTGCTGGCGGATCTGCTGAAGGATATCGAGAACTCCAACTTCGACCTGGGTAAGACTGGCTTTGAGCCGCCTGAAATCGAGACGCTGTTCAACAAGGTCCACGACAAGGACATCAAGGAAGATGACTTCGATGTGGAATCTGAGCTGAAACAGCCGAACTTCTCGCAGGCAGGTGACCTTTGGATGCTGGGTCGGCATCGTGTTCTGTGCGGTGATTCCACGAAGGCTGAGTGTTACGATACCCTGATGGATGGCGTGAAGGCCAACCTTGTGCTTTCCGATCCTCCGTACAATGTAGACGTGGAAGAAACGGCCGGCAAGATCATGAATGACAACATGGGCGACTCGGAATTCTACGAGTTCCTGCTGGCAGCGTTCAAGCAGATGCACGGTCATCTGGCGGATGACGGTTCCATCTACATCTTCCATGCCGACACGGAAGGCCTGAATTTCCGAAAGGCGTTCAAGGATGCAGGGTTCTATCTGTCCGGGTGCTGTATCTGGAAGAAGAATGCTCTGGTGCTGGGCCGCAGTCCTTACCAGTGGCAGCACGAGCCGTGTCTTTACGGCTGGAAGCAGAAGGGCAAGCACCAATGGTACTCCGACCGTAAGCAGACCACCATCTGGGAATACGATCGACCCAAGGCTAACAAGGATCACCCGACCATGAAGCCCATCGGCCTGATGAGCTATCCCATCCGCAACTCCACCATGACCAACGGCATCGTCCTGGACCCCTTCCTCGGTAGCGGCTCGACCCTGATCGCCTGTGAGGAGACTGACCGGGTATGCCGGGGTATTGAGCTTGACCCCAAATTTGTGGATGTCATCGTCAAGCGCTATATCGAGCACAGCGAAGGGCGCTACGAGGATGTGTATGTCCTCCGTAACGGTCAGAAGCTGAAGTTCGATGAGGTGGCATCCTTCCAGCCGGAACAGGAGGACGCAGATGACTGAACCCAGATGTGTCCTGTTCCATGACAACTTCCAGAACTTCAAGTCCTACAACATCCCCAAGGCACAGCTGGTGATCGCCGACATTCCGTATAACATCGGGTCGGACTTCTACGCCAGCCGCCCGGATTGGTATGTGGACGGAGATAACCGGAACGGAGAGAGCGATAAGGCCCGGAAAGCGGCATTCAACACCGACTTCACTTTCAATATTGCAGAATACTTCCATTTCTGTAACCGGCTGCTGAAGAAAGAACCCATGAAAGGGGAAAAGGGCGCAACGTGCATGATCGTGTTCTGTGCGTTCCAGCAGATCCCCAAGGTCATCACGGAAGCTGAGAAGTACGGCTTCAAGAACTATATCCCGCTGACCTTCTGTAAGAACTACAGCCCGCAGGTCTTGAAAGCCAACATGAAGATCGTGGGTGCAACGGAGTATGCGCTGGTCTTGTACCGGGGCAAGCTCCCGAAGTTCAACAACGTCGGCGAGGACGGCAAGTCCCACATGATCTTCAATTGGTTTGACTGGAAACGGGATGGCAAGGACTATCCGAAGATCCATCCGTCTCAGAAACCGGTGTCCGTGCTGAAACGCCTGATCGAGATCTTTACCGATCCCGGAGATGTGGTAATCGACCCTTGCGCTGGAAGCGGTGCAACGCTCCGGGCGGCCAGAGAACTGGGACGTGACAGCTACGGATTTGAAGTGTCCAGGGATTTCTACCTGAAAGCCAAAGAGCAGATGCTCGGAGAGGAGGCTGTATGAGTACCGAATCGAATTTCCAACTGACCCTCGGCAGCCTCTTTGATGGCTCCGGGGGTTTCCCTTTGGGCGGGTTACTGACAGGCTGTATCACGCCGCTGTGGAGCAGCGAAGTGGAACCCTTCGCCATCCGGGTCACGACCAAGCGTCTGCCGGAGGTGAAGCACTACGGGGATGTGTCCGCCATCAACGGCTCAGACTTGCCGCCGGTGGATATCATCACCTTCGGCTCACCCTGTCAGGATATGTCCATTGCCGGTAAAAGAGACGGTCTGGATGGTTCACGGTCCAGCCTGTTCTATGAAGCGATTCGAATCGTGAAGGAAATGAGGTGTAAGACCAATGGAGCAAAACCAAGATTTATCGTATGGGAGAATGTCCCAGGCGCCTTCTCGTCCAACAAAGGGCAGGACTTCAAAGCAGTCCTCGAAGCCGTCATCGGTGTTAAGGAACCGTCCGCCGAGGTGCTTGCGCCTGACAAAAAAGGCTGGCCCGATGCAGATTACTATCTGGGAGACGGATGGAGCGTCGCATATCGAGTTCTTGACGCTCAATGGTGGGGCGTACCCCAAAGGAGAAAACGCATCTACCTTGTCGCAGATTTTGCAGACCACGGTGCCCCAAAAGTATTATTTGAGTCCGAAGGCGTGTCTGGGTATTCTGCGGAGGGCTTCCGTGCGTGGCAAAGAGCTGCCTCCGGTGCTGAAGTCGGCACTGGAACGGCAGGCTGCTGCGGAAGAATCTGCCTGAACGACCAGGGCGGGGAGAGGATGGATGTGACCGAGGAGGTGACTTCCACTCTCCGTGCAGAGGCACATCACCCGCCTTGCGTTTTGGGATCTGCGGGTTTTTGCACCGAACACTCCGCCAATGCGCGGAGCATCGGATATGAGGAGGAACGTTCACCCACCCTCCGGGCCGGAGTCGTGCCTGCTGCTATCGCTCTGGAAAATCACCCGACCGATAGCCGAGTGAAAATCGCAAAGGATGGCAAGGTACAGACGCTGACCAGCAGATGCGGTACGGGTGGCGGCAATGTCCCGCTGGTCATGGATAGCCCGGAGAATCCCCCGGCGGTCACATTGAAGATTCGTTCCGGCTGTGAAGGCGGCGGTAAGGGAGCTATCTGGCAGAAGGACAAATCTGCAACCCTCGGCTGCAACAACGACCAGACTGTGTTCGTGCCTAAGTGCTACGGTGTCTGCTCGAAGGCCAGCCATTCCATGATGTCGGATAACCCCCACAGTGGATTCTATGAAGCGGAAACTTCCCGGACGCTGGACCGCAGCGGCGGTGACCCAACCTGTAACCAGGGCGGGCTGTGTATCTGTGAACCTGTTGTCTGCGTGGATCAGGGTGGAGGCAAGTCGAACTGCACGGTAGACGAACAGGTGGCACCGCCTCTGGCCTGCACCCATGGCGGGGCTCCGGCAGTAGCCTTTACCCAGAACCAGCGGGATGAAGTCCGGGATCTGGGCGAGACGGCGGGTTCGCTGTCTGCACAGCCGGGAATGAAACAGCAGACCTTTGTGGCGCAGCCAGATGACGTGACGGCATTCCATGTGAATCAGCGCAATGAGCTGATCGACCTGCATGGAAAGTCCAGTGCGCTCATGGCGACCCGAAGCGACCAGATGCAGACCTTCGTATTGCAGGGCAACATGATCGGCCGCAAAGACGAGAATGGTCCGCAAGGCGACGGCATCAACGAAGATGTCTGCTTTACGCTGGATGCCACTGACCGTCATGCAGTCTGCGCACCGGAAGATGTCTACGCCATGACCACCGGCTCCTTCATGAGGGTCGAAGAGAATGTATCTCCCACCCTTATGGCCCGGGACTTTAAAGACCCTGCCACCATAGCACCGGTGCCGCACCTGAACGATGGTGTGTCGGGAACGGTGGCGACTGGGGCGCATCCCAGCGGATTCAATGGTCAGGACGCTTTCAATGACCGGCTGGTCATCGATAACCCGGACGCACAGCCGATCCCCGTGTCCTATACGGTTCGCCGTCTGACTCCGACCGAGTGCGCTCGGCTGCAGGGGTTCCCGGACTGGTGGTGCCGTGACCTCGGAACTGAGAATCCCACGGAAGAAGAAATCTCTTTTTGGCAGGATGTGTTTGAAACGCACCGCAGACTTGTGACCCAAGCCAGGAAGCCGAAGACGGAAAAGCAGATCCGAAAATGGCTGGCAGACCCGTATTCGGATGCCGCAGAATATAAGCTCTGGGGCAATGGCGTCGCACTGCCGTGTGTCTTTTTTGTACTGTCCGGCATCGTCTGGGTAGCCGGATCGCCTGAGAATGGGAGTGAATCGGAGTGAGCATCACCCTGAATGCTTTTCTTGAGCAGCTCGAAACCATCTGTGCTGCGAAACCGGACTATCGCATCGGCGGCAGCGGTACGGATGGTACCTGCGACTGCATTGGTCTTATTATCGGCGCAGTCCGCAGAGCCGGTGGAAGCTGGAACGGCTACCACGGCAGTAACTACGCAGCCCGGAAACAGATGGCGGACTTTGTGGAACTCAAAACCGCACACTTGTTTGTGGGCGAGATCGTCTTCAAAGCCCGGAACCCCGGCGACAGTAGCTACAGTTTGCCGGACCGGTACAAGTCAGGAGGTGCAAACTGTACCGGAGACCTGCGGGACTACTACCATGTGGGCGTGATCACAAGAGTGCATCCGCTGGAGATCACCCATTGCTCCACCAGCGTGGAAGGGAACAGCATCCACCGTGACTCAGTTCTGGGCAGGTGGAAGTTCGGCGGCAGACTGAAAGGCATTAACTATAAAAGTGATCGAGAGGAGAAGGTAGAGATGGAAAAGGTCAATATGCTGGCAGTTCATTGCAAGGCAACCGTTACGGGCGGAAGATTGAGTCTGCGGCAGGCTCCCGAAAGAACCGCTGACCGCCTTGCCTGGATCCCCAGCGGTGCCCGTCTGGACGTGGCCGGGCAGGGAGATGGCTGGTGCGCTGTGACCTATGAGACCATTCCCGGTTACGTCATGGAACGCTACCTGATCCCTGACGAGGAGAAAAAGCCCCTGACCGATGCCGAGCGTCTGGAAGCTCTGGAAAATAAGACGGCTGAGTTTGAGCAGCGTATCGCTGCGCTGGAAGCAAGAGCCGGCTGAAACCAATAAAATGGCCCACTGTATTACGAGGTATAGGCTACCCCGTGATACAGTGGGCGTACATATCGGATGATCTTGCACAGTCGTGTTTTGCACGGATCGTGTAAAAGGTCGAATATGAAGAATGTCGAGAAATGGCCTTGCTATTTCATCGATTCAGAGCGATATATGTGCTACCGAAAACAAAGAAAGGGGCACAAAGCCATGAAAAAGTACGCACTGAATATTGATGACCGCAAGGTTCTGGTAAGCCGCCTGATGGAGTTGACCGGGCTTCATTCCCGGTACACTTTCATGCCGCGCTGCGCTTACATCGTCGGCAGCTACACAGTAGAAAAGGAGGGAACGCTTGTGATCGAAGATAACGCTGCGCCGGAGATCATCCGGACGCTGCTGGACGAGGGCATTATCCGTGAGGAAGGCGCGGAGACCCCGGAGACCTCGGAAACCGAAACCGCCTGCGAGGAGAGCTCGGAATCGGAGTGCGAAGGGTCGGATGAGACCGTGGACATCACCGAGGATATCCAGCCCACCGAGGAACCGGACACAACTGCCGAGGAATCCCCGGAAGCTCAGGAACCGGTGGACGAGAACGAGCCGATGGACACTGTGAATGACACCGATGCGGATGAGGCACCTGCTCCGACCGAACAGCCGACCTTGCAGGACGTGGATGAGCTGACCATCAGCCTGCCGATGTCCGGGCATACCGCCCAGAGCCTGCGGAATTTCCTGAACCTCATGTACAGCCGAGGCCCTCTGCTGAACAAAGCGATGGGTACGAACTTCACGGTGTCGCAGGGACTTCTGGACGCACTGGAACAGGCAACGCCCCATACGGTGAGCGAGATGCTGGATGAGCTGGAAGAATACCGCCTGGGTGCCGGTACCACCGGCATGACCGGCATCCAGATCACGGCGGAGAAGATCAGCCTGGCTTTTGCCGGTCCGCTGACGCAGGAGAAGGTCCGTGCCTACACGGAACTCTGCGCCGCCATGAACCGAATGGCAATCGCTCAGAAGCGGATCCAGGCAAAGACCGTCAACGATGCCAATGAGAAGTACGCACTCCGCATCTGGCTGATCCGACTGGGTCTGAATGGAGATGAACACAAGACCATCCGCAAGCTCCTGATGCAGAACCTTTCCGGTCATGCGGCATTCCGCACCGAGGAAGATGCCGAAAAGTTCCGGGTCAAGGAAAAGGCTAAGCGAGATGCGCTGAAAGCCGCAAAACAGGCGGCACACGGCGGCGTTTCTGCCGCCGAGGAAACGGCCGAAGCGGCAGCGGAAGCCCCCACACAGCCCGACTGTGGGGCAGACGGCGCACCCCAGACGCAGGAGGCGGGAACGTAAGCTCCTGACCCCTTATGGGGGCGGCCGGATAAGAGAGAGCCTCTTCCACTGTACCGATATTAACTCTGGAAATGTACAGTATCAAGTGTGTTTTTTGCCATAATGTACACGATCTTTGCCTTGAATGATCGGTGATTATTTGACCCTTTATGGCCTTGCTATCCTCCCCACATGACGGTAATATGCACATACCGCAAGGGGAACAGAACAAGACAAAAGGAGATAAACACCATGAACGATAAGACCAGAGAGCAGATCGAAGCCATGAAGATGCAGACCATCGGGGTCGAGGTTGAGATGAACAACATCACCCGCGAGAAAGCCGCCAGAAAGGTTGCCGAGTTCTTCGGAACGACCGCATGGTACGCAGCCAGCGAGTACGGGTACATGAGCTGGGCTTGCAAGGACCAGCAGGGCAGGGTTTGGAAATTCCAGCGAGACATCAGCATCCACGGACCGGAAGCTGAAAAGTGCGAGATGGTGACCCCCATCCTTACCTACGAGGACATCGAGACCTTGCAGGCAATTATCCGACTGCTCCGCAAGGCGGGCGCAAAGTCCAGCCCCAGCCGGGGATGCGGCGTTCACATCCACATCGGTAAGGGCAACCACACCCCCAAGACGCTGCGGAATCTGGTCAACATCATGGCCGCCCACGAGGAACAGATCGGCAGAGCGATTCGCATCGATGCAGGCAGAACCGGACAGTATTGCCGAGTGGTCGACCCCCGATTCCTTGACCAGCTGAACAAGAGAAAGCCGACGACCATGACCGAGCTTGCCGACATCTGGTACGCCGGTAACCACGCAAACTACGGAAGAACGGCACACTACAATGAAAGCCGATACCATATGCTGAACCTCCACGCCACCTTTACCAAGGGCACGATTGAATTCCGGCTTTTCCAGTTTGCCGACCCCAGCGACGGCAAGCAGAACGGACTTCACGCCGGTGAGATGAAAACCTACATCCAGCTTTGCCTCGCAATGAGCCAGCTTGCCAAGATGGTGAAGACCGCAAGCCCCAAGCCCCAGCAGACCGACAACGAGAAATATGCAATGCGGTGCTGGATGCTTCGGCTGGGCTTCATCGGGGACGAGTTCAAAACAGCACGGGAGATCCTTCTGCGGAATATGGAGGGCAACGCAAGCTGGCGCAACGCATAAGCGCCGACTTGCACGGGCACCTATCGGGCGGGCAACCGCCCTTTAGGCGGTAGAAGGAGGGCGATACGCCATGAAAAATGAAATCAGAGAAACCGCACCCGGCAGAACGTTCCGGGTGGTCATCACCGAGACCCTCAAACGGGTGGTCGAGGTCAACGAATCTGAGATCAAGGAACCCACGATGGATGAGGCCGTCCAGACGGTCAGCGACTGGTGGCACAACGGACAGATCGTTCTGGAAGCTGAGGACTTTGACGGCGTGGACTTTTCCGCAGCGGAAGGCGGTGAGGTCGGTGATTGATCACTTCCGGTTCGACAAGGGCGGGATCAGCAGAAAGCCGTCCCGGTACTATCTTGCCTACGGCAGCAACCTTGACATGGAGCGGATGGGGCACAGATGTCCCTATGCGGTGCCGGTCGGTGTTACCGAGATCTACGGATACCGACTCCTGTTCAAGAAAAGCAAGACCGGGTGCTACGCTACCATCGAGCAGGACGCCAATGAAAGTGTCCCGGCTGTGGTCTGGTTGCTTTCCGAGTTTGATGAACTGCTGCTGGACCGGTACGAGGGCTGCCCGCGGTACTATTACAAGAAGCAGTTCCAACTTCCCGTCTGGAATCTGGATGGGCATCGGATGAAAAAGCTGAAAACCTGCATGGCATACATCTTGCACGAAGAACGGCAGCTCGGCTGCCCCAGCCATGAATACTTCGACTTGCTGGCAGACGGGTATACGGAGTGGGGTTTCTCGACAGACACATTGCACAGCGGGCTGTCTTCCAGCATCGGAAAGGCGGCAGCGGTGGAGTTCTTCAAAGGAATCGACTGAGTACAATTTCCCCGATCCTGTGAGGAAATCATTGTGCAGGATATGATGCACATTGGCCTTGCTATTCGGGCAAAACAGAGGCATATATAGCATACCGCCAGACAACAGCGGAAACGAAAGGAGCAAGCGACTATGAACGAAAAGAAGTATTACATCGCATACGGCAGCAACCTGTCGGTGGAGCAGATGGCACAGCGATGCCCGGATGCCCGCATTGTGGGACAGGCTGTTCTGGAAGACTGGGAGCTGGCCTTCCACGGCTGCGCAACCATCCTGCCGAACAAGGGAAAGAACACGCCGGTCCTGGTGTGGGAGATCTCCGCTGGCGATGAGAAGAACCTCGACATCTACGAGGGCTTCCCGCACTACTACCGCAAGGAAAATATGACGGTCGAGGTAGTGAGCAAGGATGCGGAGCCCATGACCGTCACCGCCATGGTCTACATCATGGAACACGACTATGGGCAGAAAATGCCGAGTCTGTACTACTATCGGGTCCTTCACGATGGCTATAAGGCATTTCATTTCCCGATGCACATCTTGGAGGGCGCACTGAAGAAGTGTACCAACAACAAGAAACTAGCGGAAAAGATGATCAGGGAGGTGCAGGGATGAATTTTCCGGACAAGAAGACCGTAGAAGCTCTACGGATACGGTTCCCGGTCGGCTGCCGTGTGGTGCTGGACCGAATGGAAGATGCCCAGGCACCGGCCTTGGGCACGCAGGGAACCTGCCGGGGTGTGGACGATGCCGGCAGCGTGATGGTTTCCTGGGATACGGGCGGCAGCCTGAACGTTGCCTACGGCGCGGACAGTTGCCACCGTGTAGCGTCCGAGGCCGAGGTAAAGGTATCGCTCGACCACCTCGGTAAGACGCGACAGACGGGCCCACGTTGCCCACGGTGCGGCGCTGAGCCGGACTGTTACGACCACCAACAGCAAGCCCTCAGCCGCTACGCAGAGATCATGGTGTGCAACACCTGCGGTACGGTCGAAGCGATGGAAGACTTTCTTGGGGAAGCAACACCGCTGACCGACTGGGCGATCGTGAAAGCGGGGTGGGTCGAATGAAGGTGCTTTTGATCGAGCCGATGGAACATCCGAAGGAGATCGATATCCAGCCCACGCTGGAAGAGTACTATAAGGTGCTGGACTGCGACTGCATCACGGCAACCTACCCGTGGCCTGAACCGGTCGCACTGGTCACGGATGACAACGGACTGTTTACGGATAAGCTGTTCAGCCGGTATATCCGGGAACTGAGACAGCCAATCCGAGGCGGCTTCTTCCTCTGCGGTTTGGGCAAGGAAGACTTCACGGACTTGCCGCCGGAACTCATGGACAGGTTCAGGAAACGGTTCTGGAACCCGGAACTTTTCGTTCGCACCGCATCAGGACTCGCAGCCGTCCAAACCAGCGACGGCACACAGCCTGAATAAAGAAAACGGCCCCTTCTGCCTAGGCAGGAGGGGTTGGCTTGTGGACTGGTGGGGACCTCGGATCATCGAGAACCCTTTCCCAGTTTACTGTATATTAGCTCTGGTTTGCAAGAATAGCAAGCCGGGAAAGAGCAGGATCTTCCACGATCTTAGGGCAGCAGAACTGTGTATATGGTCAACGGAAAACGGAGACAACGAGGAACAGCCCCAGCCTTTGCTGGGGGTTCCTTGGCGGATTCCCTTAAAGGAAGTCCCGCATGCTCATGCCGACTTCGTAGAGCTGCTGCTCAAGGCTCATGTAATGCCATTCTTCTTCCTCGTCATCTTCCTCCTCCAGTTCTTCGGGGAAGGGGTCATGTTTCCAACCGCCCTTGCGGTATTCTTCTTCCCGGATGTCGTTGCGGTCGAAAATGTCCAGCTCGTATTCTTCTTCAAGCTCTGCAATGCGGTCCTCGATGATGCTTTCAATCTCGCTGATGGTCTTTTTCATGGTGGTTGCCTCCGTTTTCCGTGTGTGTTTTCCTTTCGGTGTCTGTATATTCGCTCTAAAACACATATTTATCAAGGCCATTTATCGACATAGATCCACCAAAGATATGGGCTGATGATCGTCGATAATATGACGCTTTATGGCCTTGCTATTATGCCGAAACGACGGTAATATGCACATACCGAAACGGAAAGGAAGGGAAAAACATGGGACGCTACACCTACGAGATCACCTTCACCCGGCTGGACGGCCAGCCCGACGAGACCCAGCAGTACACCGATGAAGGCTTTGCCAGAGAATGCTTCCGGCTTTTCGATGAGCCGGACAGCGCCGAGATGTACAGCCGCATCCGCCTGACTCGCCACGACTGGGAGACCGGCACGGACGAGGTTCTGGAGACCTTGGAATTTTGAAAGGGGAGAACGAACATGAAAATGGAACTGGACAAGAAGCTGGACACGATCCGGCTCAATGTATTGGCCGCCAATTTTGGCGACCTTGCCACTCGCCGTCAGATGATTCAGGAGTTCGGGGATTACCCAGATGCCCTGTGGGGTGTCAATGAAAATGGGGAGAAGGTGATGCTCAGCATCCGGAAGAACGGCATCACCGAGCGAGTGTTCCAGTCGAATCGGTGGGTTCGGGTCAACGAATACGACGCCGACGGCTGTGAGGCTGGCGAGACCTACGAAGGACGCTGGGCAGAGTGCCCGAAACCCACGGCGACGGATACGGATGAGGAACTGGAGCTTTCGGATGCCCAGAGTGCCCGCAACGATGAGATCTACAACGCTGCGTATGAATTCTGCAAGGTCATGGCGGAGGATGACGACCTCCAATGGAACATGGAGATCCTCGGAGAACTTGCAGATCTTGCCGCCGAACTCCTGACCCGGCACGGCAGCCGTGTGCGCTACCCTGCGGTGGTCACCGAACCGGACGGAAGGCAGTATATCGAGGAATACCACGACGGCGCAAAGTGACACATTTTCCGGAGTGATGGGCTAGATGATCGTGTACATTAGCCGCTTGCTATCACCCCTGAGTGACGGTAATATACAGTCACAAAAACGAAGGGAGATAACACCATGACCTACACGAACATCCGACTTTTCACTGCCAACGGCATTCCGGAGGCACTCAGCAACCTTTGGTACGGCACCGACTGCTCGGTGGTCGAGATCCAGGATGCCATCGAAGATGCCAAGAACGCAGCAGACCTTCTGCGGCGCATCCAGAAGATGAAACTTCTGAAGAAGGTTGCCCTCGACCGGGAAACAGAACAGAAGGTGCGGTTCAAGACCGCCGATTGCTGGGGCAATACAAGCTACCTCGAAATCCGCAAGTAAACCGGACGGATAGGGGCAAGGGGCTGGGAAACCGGCCTTTTGCTCGTGTCCGTCCAATGTCATATCGCCCGAATGTACACAAATCCAGGGGCGAATGATCGTGTATGATAGCCGCTTGATAGTGTGCGAAAGTGACGGTAATATGTGCATACCGAAAGGGGAAACCCCACGGAAAACACAAAAAACACGCTGGAGGATACAAAAATGACGAAGAACGAAGACCGCATCAATAAACTTTTCAAGGAACTGGTACCGAAGACGGGCAAGGCAGACAGCCTCGCGGGGGAACTGGTAAGGGCAATGAGCCGCATCGGATACCGCTTTTACAACGACGGCGACCAGCTGGGCATCGGCTACGGCAAGGAAACCTGCAACCCTGCAGGGCGGTTCCTTGGAGCCAAGGGCAACGACAAAATCGCAAAGCTTACTGCAGATGCCTGGGCAGTCTACAGCGAGGAAGCCTACGAAAAGGTTCTGGACATCCTTTGCGGAGCAGTTGCCGACTATGTCGAGCATAACCCAGACCTTAGAAACCAGCCGACCGAAGATATGTGGGACTTCAAGGATGAGGAAGAAGACCAGGATGACAGCTGGGATGAAGAGGAAGATGACTGGGGCGAAGAAGACTACTAAGCCAGAAAAACACAGGGGGCTTGCCTGAAAGGGCGGCCCCTTTTCCTGTGCCTTGACTCTCAAATATACACCGATCCTGGCGTGAATGATCGTGTGATCTGCGGCCTTGCTATCTGCGGGACGTGGCGGTAATATACAGTCACAAAAACGAAAGCGAGGTACATAGACATGAAAAAGCAGACCCTGACCAAGAAGCAGCAGCAAGCCCTGCTGGACATCGCAAAGCGCCTGATGGTGGCGGTGGAAAACCGAGGCGACCTTGAAGCGCGCGGCTGCGACAGCGAGGATTTCATCGAGGTTCCCGTCTGGGGCATCCAGAAAGCCATGGAGGAAGCCTACCTTCTGGGCAAGGCGGAGAAGTAAGCCCGACACAGCCCCCACAAAGGGGCGCAGATGCAAGCTAACAAACTCCCCCAACCAAACCGCACAAGCCCCACACAGGGGCTGTGTGGCGGGGTGGTGGGGTAACGGAGGAATGAGTATGAACGACGAAAAAGTCATGGACCTTATCGTGGACATCTACAACAATATGAATGACGAGGATAAGGCCAGCTTTACGCTGGAAACTGCCAAGGAGATGGTCAAGGACCAGATTGAAATTGATTTTTCTCATGGCCGGGAGCCGTTGGACTATGACCCGCAGCTCTTTTATGAAGTAATCCGTGAGTTCATTGAGCAGGATACCGAGGACGGAGAGTGATGTACATTCTGCCCGGTATTCCGGGCAGATGATCGTGCGGTATAGCCGCTTGCTATCCTCCCTACATGACGGTAATATGTGCATACCGAAAGGGGAAGACCCTTCGGAATGAAAAAAACACGGAGGATTTCACCATGAAGAAACATCTGAACAACTTCCCGGAACACAGCATCAGCATCGAGAGCTACAATGACCTGCTCAATCCCTGCTACGACAGCATCCTGCAGTTTGGCGACCGGGTTCTGGTTGCCAAAACGAACTGGAAGGGCGGCGTGGAGGCTGCGGTTTACGGATTCGCTGAGGACCCCAAGGAAGGGCTTTCATCGATCGAGTGCCGGCTGGAACTGCTGAAGATTTCGGATGAGGTGTACACGGATGCCGGACACGCCATGGAGTGGTGCATCCGGAACGCACACTGAGATATGGGCGGGGGCTCCCTGCGGGGGGCTTTTGCTCGTAGTGGCAAAACTTCCGTGTGCAGGATATACACATATCCGACAAGACTGTGGGTGAATAATCGTGTATCATAGCCGCTTGATATACTGCCCCAGTGACGGTAATATACAGACACCGAAAGGGAAAACAAACACACGGAGGATACAGACCATGATGAAGAATGCAAAAACCTACCTTGCCCGCATCCAGGCGGCCGCCACCGAGCGAGAGCTGACCGGCATCGAGATCACCTTCAAGCAGGACATGAGCATCAACTGCGATGACCTTGGCAGACTTTGCCGGGCAGCCGAGGACAAGCGGTACACCTTGCGGAATAACGCCGAAACCCTTCGGCTCAAGGACATCCTTTTCCAGCGGACGAAGGCCGAGATGGACGCCTACCACGACATGAGTCGAAAGCCGGAGAGCTGGACAGCCGAGGACATCGCCCACCAGCGCATCCGATTCTGCGCAGTCTGGCAGGTCATCGAGGAAGCCGAGCTTGCCGACGAGTACGAAGCATGGAAGGAAGCCAACCCCAACGCATAACTCACAAAGGACACACGCCCCGCAGGGGGCTGTGTCTCGTATCCACCGTGTTTGATATACAAAGGACTTCTTCGGAGGTCCTTTTTCTTATACCAATTTTTGAAGAAGGGAGGGGAAGCCCATGGCTACCAGAGGCAGAAAACCGAAGCCGACCGCCATGAAGGAACTGGAAGGCAATCCGGGCAAGCATCCGCTGAATACCAGCGAACCGAAGCCTACAAAGAAGGCACCGGCGTGTCCGAAATGGCTGGAGCCGGAAGCGAAAAAGGAGTGGCGGCGGCTTGCCAAGCAGATGGAAGCCATCGGCATCCTGACCGAAGTGGACATGGCTGCCTTCGCTGGCTATTGTCAGGCATATGCACGATGGAAGGAGGCGGAAGAATTCATCACCCAGCACGGTTCCATCGTTAAGACACCGTCCGGGTACTGGCAGCAGGTGCCGCAGGTGTCCATTGCCCAGACTTATCTGAAGATCATGAACCGGTTTGCTGAACAGTTCGGTCTGACACCTTCTTCCCGAAGCCGGATCATTGCATCGGACGGCAGCCCAACGAATGCCGCCGATGAGATGGAAAGCCTGCTGGGAGGTGACGGATAATGGCAGAGACACGCCCTAAGAATTACCCGACGATCAAGAACTACAAGCCCAGCCGGTTCATGCTTCCGACCTCCCACTACGATGCGGAAAAGGCAGACCGAGCTGTGCGGTTTATAGAGAACCTCCGTCACACCAAAGGCAAGTGGGCAGGCAAACGGTTCTGGCTATTGCCGTGGCAGGAACAGATCATCCGGGATGTGTTTGGCATCGTGGACGAGCGTGGCAACCGCCAGTTCCGCACGGCGTATGTGGAGATCGGCAAGAAAAACGGCAAGTCGGAGCTGGCCGCTGCGGTGGCACTGTATCTGCTGTTTGCCGATAACGAGCCCTCCGCAGAAGTCTATGGCGCAGCCGCCGACCGCCAGCAGGCATCCATCGTCTTTGACGTTGCCAACCAGATGGTGCAGATGACCCCGGCTCTCATGAAACGCTGCAAGATCATGGCGGCAACTAAGCGTATCGTGAACTACAGCAATGCCGGATTCTATCAGGTATTGTCGGCGGAAGTCGGTACGAAGCATGGCCTGAACGTGTCCGGGCTTGTGCTGGATGAGGTCCATGCCCAGCCCAACCGCAAGCTCTACGATGTTCTGACCAAAGGTTCCGGTGATGCCCGTGAACAGCCGCTGTTCTTCCTGATCACCACGGCAGGCACCGACAAGGAGAGCATCTGCTATGAGCTGCACATGAAAGCCCTTGACCTTCTTGCCGGTCGCAAGATAGACCACACATTCTATCCGGTGGTCTATGGACTGACCGATGAAGATGACTGGCATGATGAAGCCAACTGGTACAAAGCCAATCCCTCGCTGGGACAGACCATCCAGATCCAGCGTGTCAGGGATGCGTTTCAGGAGGCGCTGGATAATCCCGCAGAGGAGAATGTGTTCAAGCAGCTTCGTCTGAATATGTGGGTGTCCTCGCTGACCCGATTTATCCCGGAACACATCTATGACCTTGGCAACGAGCCAATCGATATGGAAGCCCTCAAAGGCCGTGACTGTTACGGTGGTCTGGACTTGTCCAGCACCGGAGATATCACGGCATTCGTGCTGATGTTCCCACCCAGAATCCCGGACGAGAAATACATTCTTCTGCCGTTCTTCTGGATCCCGGAGGATACGATCCCTCAGCGGGTACGCAGGGCATCTGTGCCATACGATGTCTGGTATCAGCAAGGGTATCTGATGGCGACCGAGGGAAATGTCATCCATTACGGATTCATAGAGAAGATCATTGAGGAACTTGGAAACACATACCACATTAGGGAAATCGCCTTTGACCGATGGGGAGCGGTGCAGATGACCCAGAACCTAGAGGGGCTGGGATTCACGGTCGTACCTTTCGGACAAGGGTTTAAGGATATGAGCCCGCCTACTAAGGAGTTCTATAAGCTCCTGATGGAAGGACGTATCGTTCACGGCGGCAACCCCATCATGGCATGGATGGCCGGCAATGTGGTCGTGGACACCGATCCGGCCGGCAATATCAAGCCTACCAAGGCAAAGTCGCCGGAGAAAATTGACGGTATCGTCGCTGCGATCATGGCACTGGACCGCTGCATCCGAAATGAAGGACAGCAGCAGGGCAGCATCTACGATGAACGTGACATGATCGTTTTTTGATACACAAATCATGGAGGATAAGATTATGAAGTATCTGATGAGTGCAGACTGGTGGCGCGCAGCAAGTATCCGCGCCGCAAAGACCATGTTCCAGACCGGTGCAGCACTGGTCGTGACACAGATGCCCAGCGGTACGGTGGACTGGATGGCGGTAGGCAGCGCAGCAATCGTGGCTGGCGTGGCCTCTCTCGGCACCAGTCTGGCAGGTCTGCCGGAGTTGGAGAAGGGGGATAACGTCTGATGACATTCTGGGAATGGCTGGGTTTTGAAAACCCAAGAGACTCTCCACAATCTGAAACCCCACCACCGAAAGAAGGTCTGCCCCAGGTTACGGATAATGTCCGTGATTCCGGGCAGACCTTTGTGTTTGGCAGATCCAATGCCGGGGAACAGGTGGATGAAAAGGCAGCCATGCAGATCCCGACCGTGTATGCCTGTGTCCGACTGCTGGCAGAGTCCATTGCGGCATTGCCGCTGCACTTGTACCGGGTAACGGACGAGAACGGCAACAAGGAAAAGGCAAGGGATCATCCGCTGTACAAGATCCTGTACAGACAGCCTAACCCGGAAATGACATCCTTTGTGTTCTGGGAGACCCTGATGACCCATCTGCTTCTTTGGGGCAACGCCTACGCACAGATCGTCCGGGATGGCAAGAACACGGTGCTGGGACTGTATCCGTTGCTACCGGAAAATGTCGAGGTGGACCGGGATGAAAGCGGAGAACTCTATTATATCTATCACGCATACACGGACGAAGTTCCGGGAGAGCAGAACAAGGATATCTACTTTCGTCGGGACGAGATCTTCCATGTGCCGGGACTGGGTTTCAATGGTCTGATCGGCTTTTCTCCGATCGCCATGATGAAGAACAGCCTCGGCACTTCCATTGCGGTGGATAAGTACGGCTCGGCGTTCTTCAAGAATGGCGCACAGCCCAGCGGTGTCCTCGAACACCCCGGGGTCATCAAGGACCCGAATCGTGTCCGGGATAACTGGGAAGCGGCATACGGTGGCGCAGCCAACGCCCATCGTGTGGCGGTGCTCGAAGAAGGAATGACCTACAAGCCCATCTCCCTTCCGCCGGAGGACAGCCAGTTTCTGGAAACAAAGCAGTTCTCTGTGACGGAAATCTGCCGTATCTTCCGTGTGCCTCCGCATCTCGTGGCGGATCTTTCCAGAGCGACCTTCTCCAACATTGAATACCAGTCTCTGAATTTCGTGATGCATTCCCTGACTCCGTGGCTCGTCCGCATCGAGCAGGGCATCATCAAGGATCTGCTGCTGGAGGAAGAACAGGATACCTACTTTCCGAAATTCAATGTGGATGGTCTGCTCCGTGGCGATTACCAGAGCCGGATGAACGGTTACGCCACCGGCATCAGCAACGGTTTTCTGTCTCCCAACGATATCCATCGTCTGGAAAACATGGACCTGATCCCGGCTGACCAGGGCGGCGACGACTACTACCTGAACGGCGGCTATGTGAAGTTGAAGGACGCAGGACTGGCGCAGCAGAACAAGGCTGCCGCTGCCCAGCAGAATCAGCCCCAGCAGACACAGCCGGAGGAAGAAACCCCTGACAGCGAAAACCGGCAGAGTGAGAGTACGCCAAAACGACAGAAAGAGAGGAGAGCAAGATGAAAAAGTTCTGGAACTGGATCAAGGACAGTGACGAGACCAGAACCCTCCGGCTGGAAGGCCCCATCGATGAGGAATCCTTCTGGGGAGATGAGATCACTCCGCAGATGTTCCGGGATGAGCTGAATGCCGGTGAGGGTGATGTGACTGTCTGGATCAACAGTCCGGGTGGCAATGTGTTTGCTGCTGCCGAAATCTATACCATGCTCAAAGACTACAAGGGCAGCATCACGGTCAAGATCGATGCGATTGCCGCTTCTGCGGCATCCGTTGTGGCCATGGCCGGCGATGTTGTTCAGATGAGCCCCGTTGCTATGCTGATGATCCATGACCCCAGTACCGTGGCGATGGGCAATACCAAGGATATGGAAAAGGCCATTGAGGTGCTGAATGAGGTCAAGGAAAGCATCATCAACGCCTATGCATCCAAGAGTGGCCTATCCCATGCCCGCATTGCAAACCTCATGTCCAACGAAACGTGGATGAATGCAAAGAAAGCAGTGGAGCTGGGCTTTGCGGATGAGGTACTCTTTGAAGCAAAGCAGAAAGCATCCGAAGAACCGGAACAGACTCCCGATGATGAGCCGGGCGAGGGCGAAGAAAAGCAGTCGATCCAAAAGGATGCGGCAGGGCACCTTTTCTCCAGCCGTCAGATGGATCTAATCGTCCTGAATCGTCTGGGAGTCAAGCCTGACACCCCTGCGGCTCAAACGGAGCCGCCCAGTGATCCCCATGCGGAAGCCGGTCCTGTCCTTGACATGGACGGCAAAACGGAGGAAGGGGATTACTCCTACAACGTCCTGATGAAACAGCTGGAGTGCATGAAATGATGCACCCCGGCTTTTTTCATGCCGAAATCGAGTTTTATATGGAGGTATACGACTATGAGTAAGATTCTGGAACTGCGCACCAAGCGCAATACCCTCTGGGAACAGACCAAGGATTTCCTGGAAAAGAACCGCGGCGATAACGGTCTGGTCAAGGCTGAGGCCGTGGAGCAGTACAACAAGATGGCACAGGAGGTCAAGGACCTGGGTGCTGAGATCGAGCGGCTGGAACAGCAGGCACAGATCGAGGCACAGCTGTCTGCGCCTACTTCCAACCCCGTCCATGCCGATCCCAAGAACGGCAGCAAGAAGAATGTGAAGCCGACTGCTACTGCCGAGTACGCCGAGAACTTCTGGAACATGATCCGCAACCGTGGTCATTACGGTGAGGTCCGCAATGCCCTGTCTGTGGGCGAGGACACCGAGGGCGGTTTTACCGTTCCCGATGAGTTCGAGAAGAAGCTGGTGGAGGCGCTGGAGGAGAACAACATCTTCCGTGGCATGGCGACCGTCATCCGTACCAGCTCCGGCACCCGCAAGATCCCCATCGCAGAGGATACCGGCGAGGCAAGCTGGATCGATGAGGGGGAGGAAATCCCCGAAAGCGATGCGACCTTCGGCCAGACCATGCTGTCTGCCTATAAGCTGGGTACCATGATCAAGATCTCCAACGAGCTGCTGAACGATTCTGCCTTCGACCTCGCCACCTATATTGCACGCCGGTTCGGTGTGCGTATGGGCAATGCGGAGGAGCGTGCCTTCATCACCGGTGACGGTGTTGGTAAGCCTCTGGGTCTGCTGGCTGAGACCGGCGGTGCAAAGGTCGGTGTCAAGGCTGCCAAGCAGGATGCTGTCACCTTCGATGAGATCTTCAAGCTGTACTACGCACTGAAGGCTCCTTACCGCAAGAAGGCGCAGTTCCTCTGCAATGAGGCACTGGTGCTGCAGCTGATGACCATCAAGGACAACAACGGCAACTATATCTGGAAGCCGGGTCTGGAGATCGGCAAGCCCGATACCCTGCTGAACCGTCCCCTGAAGACCTCCGCCTTTATGCCGGAGATCAAGGGCGGCAACAAAGTCATGGCCTTTGGTGACTACAGCTACTACTGGGTGGCTGACCGCCAGAACCGCACCTTCCGTCGCCTGAACGAGCTGTATGCCCGCACGGATCAGGTCGGCTTCCTGACCACTCAGCGTGTCGATGGCAAGCTGATCCTGCCTGAGTCCGTGCAGCTTCTCCAGATGGCTGCCGGCGGCTGATAAGAGAGGGGGATGACCGATCATGGCACTGATCCCGCTTTTTGAAGCAAAGACCTATCTGCGCGTGGACAGCGGGGATGAAGATGCCCTGATCGGTATCCTGCTTTCCTCGGCCGAGCAGATGTGCAAGGATGTAGGCCGGCTCACGGACGATCAGTGGGAGGCAGTCAATGCCGCTGACCGGGATGCCGAGAACGGAGTCACACCGACGAGGGAACTGGAGGCGCTGCGCAGCACCTGCCGTGTGGCAATTCTGTATGCGCTGGGCTATTTGTACGAACACCGGGACGAAGCGGACCATAAGCAGTTGATGCTGACGCTTCGTTCCATTCTGTTCGCTGTGAGGGAGGGGGTGTTCTGATGATCGATAAGCTGAACGAGAGGATCACGATCCAGCAAAGTAAGCACATGACCGATAAGGTTGGCAATCATCGGATCGCATGGGTGGATTATTACACCTGCTTCGCCTACGCTTCGACCTACGAAGCAGCGGAGGAAGATGGTGAAGTCACAGCCGAACAGAAAAGCGTGGTGTTCACGGTACGCTGGTGCAGCGAGGTCAATAAGCTGACTTCTACCGGGTTCCGGGTACTGTTTCGTGGTGAGCTTTATGACATCACGTCAGTTGACCCCATGAATTACAACAAGAAAACCACAAAGCTGCATTGCAGGCTGGAACGGAGGCAGAGATGAGCAGTAAAACCGTCAGCGTGGATGGGCTTGCGGCGGCCGTCAATGAGGGATTGCAGGAGTATTCCAAGCTGGCATCCTCTGAGGTCAAACGTGCCGTCCGCAAATCTGCTAAGACCGTCAAGGAAAAGATCGAGGCCGGCGCACCGTCTCGGACTGGGCGGTACAAGTCCAGTTGGGTGGCGACCAAACAGGAAGAATCCAGCCAGAGTCTTCAGATGGTCGTCCATTCCAAGGACCGATATCAGTTGTCGCATCTGCTGGAAAACGGTCATGCGAAGCGTGGCGGTGGGCGTGTGGCAGCAATACCGCATATCGCTCCCGCAGAGCAGGAAGGCGTAGAACTGCTTCAGTCCCTTATCAAGAAGGCACTGGGATAGGAGGCACCATGACCCACGCAGAAGTCAAGGCAATGGTGGAAGAAATGGGACTGCCCTATGCGTATGACCATTTCGCAGAGGGAGAAAGTCCTGACCCACCGTTCATCTGTTTCCTGTACCCGAGAGCGAAGAACTTCGGTGCAGACAACCTCGTGTACCACCATTTCAATCGGCTGGCTATCGAGGTGTACACCGATTACAAAGATCCGGATACGGAGGCAGCAATCGAAGAAGTCCTGACCGAACATGAACTCTTTTATGAAAAGAGTGAGGTTTGGATCGAGACGGAGAAGATGTATGAAGTCCTGTATGAGCTGACTGTCTAAGTCAGCCGCAGGGCTTTTTTCACGAGAGGAGAAAGCAATGGGCAAGAAAAGCAACAAGGTCAAGTACGGCCTGAAAAACTGTCATTACGCCAAGGCAACCTTTAACGAGGACGGCGGCGTTACCTACGATACCCCGGTACGTATTCCCGGTGCAGTCAGTCTGTCCCTGGATGCCAATGGTGAGATCGAGCCGTTCTATGCGGACAATATCGCCTACTATGTTGTGAATAACAACTCCGGCTACGAGGGTGATCTGGAAATCGCCCTGATCCCTGAGTCCTTCCTCACCGACATCATGCACGAGGAACTGGATGGAAACGGCGTTCTGGCGGAAAACGCCAATGCCGAGCTGGAGCACTTCGCATTCCTGTTTGAGTTCGATGGCGACCAGCGGCATATCCGTCATGTTATGTACAACTGTGTCGCATCCCGTCCGGCTGTGGAGGGCGACACCAACGAGGACAGCAAGGAGGTCAAGACCGATAAGCTGACCCTGCAGGCCACCCCGCTGGCGAATGGTTATGTCAAGGCCAAGACCGGCACTAATACCAGCGATGATGTCTACAACAAGTGGTACGAAAAGGTCTACGAGCCGCAGTCCGAGGCATCCAGTGTGGTGACTGAGGAGACTGATCCTCAGGGCTGATGAAAACGAGGCAGGGCTTCGGCTCTGCCACTACATGAAAAGGAGTTTTGAATTATGAAGAGTCGTCGTGTATTTTCTCTGTTTACTGTTCTTTTTATTGCGTTCCTGCTGTGCAGGGCTGTGACCATCGTACCGACCGGATACACCGGTGTGAAGACCAGCTTCGGACAGATCCAGGAAACGACCATCCAAAGCGGCAAGCTGAACTTCACCGTTCCGTTCGTCCAGAGCATCCACACCGTAAATAACAAGCAGCAGGATAAGAATATCGAGACACAGATCTGGGGCGAGGCTGCCGATAAGACTCCCGTATATGCCGCAGATGTCATTGTGACCTATCAGGTGCTTCCCGAAAAGAGCGCATGGCTGTATGCCAATGTGTCTGATATCAAGAATCTGTTGGGTGATGAGCTGGTGGCATCTGCCATTAAGTCTGCTATGTCTGAGCTGGGTCCTGAGGAGGTCACCAATCGTACCAAGGTTGAACCTCTGGCACAACAGAAACTGGCGGAGTCTCTGAATCAGAAGTACGGCGAGGGTGCCGTGTATATCAATAAGGTGGTCATCAACGATATGGACTTCGAGGAGGCATACAATGCCGCTATCCAGCAGAAATCCATCGCCCAGCAGAATGCCGCAAAGCAGAAGATCGAGAACGAAGCCGCCATTGCTAAGGCGGAAGCGGACAAGCAGGTGGCGATCACTAAGGCAGAAGCGGAGGCACAGAAGACTTCCATCGCCGCAGATGCTCAGGCTGAGGCTAACCGCAAGATTGCAGAAAGCCTGTCGGATTCCCTGATCGAGTACCAGAAGATCCAGAAATGGGACGGCAGGTTGCCCACCGTCAGCGGCGGCAATGCGCTGGTCAGCATCGACCCGGCAGAGTAAGCAAGTACACGAACCGAGGGCAGGGCGGAGGCTCTGCCCTTTCTACATGAAATGGAGGATAAAGACTATGGCAGTTACGAAGAAAATCGAGATCGATGGTCAGATGGTGGAGTTCCGCGCCAGCGCAGCCGTTCCTCGTCTGTACCGCATCAAATTCGGCCGGGACATCTATAAGGACCTGCGCTCTCTGGAAAAGAGCGTGGGGGATAATGATGAGGAAAGTTCCAGCCTTGACCTGTTCAGTCTGGAGATGTTCGAGAATATCGCCTACATTATGGCGAAGCACGCCCATCCTGATCAGGTGCCGGACACACCGGATGAGTGGCTGGAGAACTTCAACACCTTCTCCATCTACCAGATTTTGCCCCAGTTGATCGAACTGTGGGGCCTGAACGTGCAGACGGAGGTAGAGGCAAGAAAAAACCTCGCAAAAGTGAGCGGGTAATGACCACCCCGCTCTTCATGCTGCGCTGTGTGCAGCTCGGTATCAGCATCGCCGACCTCGACTTGCTGACCATCGGGTTGGTCAACGACATGTTCACAGAGCGGCAGAACGACGAGCATCCCTATCGAGAACTGGCTTCGCAGGCTGACTTTGACAAATTTTAACAGCATCGCACTCAACGACCGTGCATATATTAAAAACGAAATAAGCACGGTCGTTGAATTTTACTTGACTTTCGTGCTTATTTCACTTACAATATAAGCACGAAAGGTTGGTGGTGCTATGAATGAGATGACAAGACTGATTCAAAGCCATGACTACTTGACGCCGCGCATTGCAGGAAAATCTGGAGTATCAAAATTCAAATTCTATAAATATGTTCGTGAAAATGGATTAGAGCAGGTCGGCCGTGGAATCTATTCCGCGAGTGAAAACTGGCCGGACGAATTGTATGTGCTGCATCAGAGATGCCCCAACGCTGTTTTTTCGCATGACGAAGCATTTTACTATTATGATCTGACGGACAGAGAGCCACTTGTGCATACGTTTACCATTTATAGTGGCTACAATTCGCACAGATTGACAGCCGATGGAAGTTGTAAAGCTTACACGGTGAAGAAGGAACTTTTGGATGTCGGAAAAATCATGGTCAAAGACAATTGTGGTAATGAAATCCCGATGTACGATTTGGAAAGAACAATCTGTGATTTGATGCGAAGCCGTAATTCCATTGAGGCACAGGAGTTCAATTCGGTTCTTAAAGCGTATGTGTCGAGAAAAGATAAAGATCTGAACCGATTGATGAAATATGCGAAGTTGTTTCGTGTTGATAATGTGATCCGAAGATATATGGGAGTACTATTGTAAAATGCAGCTTACACCAGATCAGGTAAAGGGGCGAATTAAAAGTGTCGCCCAAAAGAACAAAGCCGATGCAAGAACACTGATGCGAATCTACATGATGGAACGATTCTTGGAACGAGTTGCGGTTTCGCAGTACAAGGACAATTTCATCATCAAGGGTGGAATGCTTGTGACTGCGATGGTCGGCGTAGCACTCCGATCTACGATGGACATTGATACCAGCCTCAAGAATCAAAATCTTTCTGCGGAGGATGCACTTCGAATTGTAAATGAAATCAAGGATATTGACCTCGGAGACGGTGTGACATTCGAGATCAAAGAAGTTTCCAACATTATGGACGAAATGGAGTATCCGGGTATTCGGTTCACTATGAACGCCGTAATGGGGAAGCTCATTACTCCAATGAAAATTGATATTTCGACTGGCGACGTGATTACGCCTAGGGCAGTTGAGTATCAATATAAGTTGCTGCTGGATGACCGGTCAATCAGTCTATGGTCATACAACCTCGAAACCATCCTTGCGGAAAAGCTTCAGACGGTTCTTGCAAGAGGTCTCCTGAACACACGCATGAGGGATTTCTACGATATCAGAACGCTGCTTGCTATCTATGAACAGGAAATCAATGCAGAAGTTTTAGGAAGAGCGTTTGATGCCACTTGCAAAAAGCGGAGTACAGAAAATTTGAGAACGGACGTACCGCAGATTATTGCAGCCGTTGAGAACGATGAGCAACTGCATACGTTGTGGAAGTCCTACCAGAATAAATATCCATACGCTGCCACAATCAGCTACGAGGACATCATGGAGAGCACAAAGTCCTTGCTGGGCATGATTCAATAATCTGAACCTATCTTACCTCGTCAGAGAAATCTGACGGGGTATTTTTTATGCCAATTTTTAGCCTTGGGTGGAGAAAACTCAAGAAAACGCATTTTGCTGAAATTTCCCAGGTAGGCAAATTTCAATAAAACGGGATTTACTGAAATTTCTGCACTCTTAAACAGCGTCTAATTTCAATTTTATTTCTCTCGGCCTATTCGCCTTGTGCGGATGGGCCTTTACTTATGCCCCGAAGGAGGTGGTTATCCGCATGGCATCCAGAATCGCAGGCATCACCGTTGAGATCGGCGGCGATACTACAAAATTATCCAAGGCACTGGAAGGCGTTAACAAGTCCATTAAAACAACGCAGGCTGGGCTCAAGGATGTTAACAAGCTCCTGAAATTGGACCCCTCCAATACCGAGGCAGTTACCCAGAAGCAGCGGATGCTGAAGGATGCCATTGAAGCCACCAAGGAGAAACTCACCACCTTAAAGACTGCGGCAGAACAGGCCAACCAGCAGCTTGCAGACGGCAAGATCACGCAGGACCAGTACGATGCACTCCAACGTGAGATCGTGGAGACGGAGCAGAACCTCAAATCCCTGCAGGAACAGGCTGCTGTCACCAATACGACCCTTGCCAAGATCGATGCGGTGGGTGAAAAGCTCCAGACGGTCGGCTCTGCGGTCGAGGGTGTGGGCAAGAAGTTCTTACCGGTTACAGCAGCGGTTACGGGCTTAGGCACAGCGGCTGTCAAGACGGCAGCAGACTTTGACCAGGAAATGAGCAAGGTTTCTGCTATTTCCGGTGCAACAGGGGATGACTTTGATCAGCTCCGTGCTAAGGCCCGCGAGATGGGTGCCAAGACAAAGTTCTCTGCCTCCGAAGCTGCCTCCGCTATGGAATACATGGCGATGGCAGGCTGGAAGACCGGGGATATGCTGGATGGCATCGAAGGTATCATGAACCTTGCTGCTGCATCCGGTGAGGACTTGGCGACTACCTCGGATATTGTCACGGACGCACTGACTGCCTTTGGTTTGTCGGCTGCGGATTCCGGACACTTTGCGGATATCCTTGCGGCGGCATCGTCCAATGCCAACACCAACGTCAGTATGATGGGCGAGACCTTCAAGTACTGCGCGCCTATCGCCGGCGCACTGGGATTCAGTGCAGAGGACACCGCAGAAGCCATCGGTCTCATGGCAAACAGCGGTATCAAGGCATCACAGGCCGGTACTTCTTTGCGCTCCATCATGAACAACCTTGCCGGCGAAGTGACCTTTGTGGGTAAGAACATCGGTGAGGTCACCATCGCCACCAGCAACGCTGATGGCAGCATGAGAAGCCTGAACGACATTCTGGCTGACTGCCGTGAGGCTTTCTCCGGCCTGACCGAATCCGAAAAGGCTGCCAATGCGGAATCGCTGGTCGGCAAGAACGCCATGTCTGGCTTCCTTGCCCTGATGAACTCCGGAGAAGGGGATATCAATAAACTCCGTGGTGCCATTGAAAACTGCGATGGTTCTGCGGAAAGCATGGCGGAAACCATGCAGGATAATTTGAACGGCCAGCTCACCATTCTGAAATCTCAGTTGGAGGAGTTGGCTATTTCTTTTGGCGACCTCCTGATGCCTGCCATCCGTAAGATCGTGTCTGCGATTCAGGGATTTGTGGACAAGCTCAACAGCATGGATGACAGCACCAGAGAAACCATCCTCAAGGTGGCGGCTCTGGCTGCGGCCATCGGTCCGCTGCTTATTGTACTGGGAAAGACCATATCGACAGTTGGCACAGCTCTACGAGGATTCAGTTCGCTGGCTAAGGGCATCCGGTTGCTTTCCACCCGGGTGGGCAGTGTAACCGGACTGTTCGGTAAACTGGGCGCAGCACTCGGTGGGATCTCGGCACCGGTCATGGCAGTCGTTGCGGTCATTGGTGTGCTGGTGGCGGCATTCGTGAATCTCTGGAACACGAATGAAGAATTCCGTACCGCTATAACCGAAATCTGGAACAGCATCGTCGCAAAGGTACAGGGGTTCTGTGATCAGCTGACCCAGCGGCTCAATGCGCTTGGCTTTGATTTCAAGGATATCGTTGAGGTGCTGAAAGCTGTCTGGAACGGCTTCTGTCAGGTTTTTGCTCCTGTGTTTGAGGGTGCATTTCAGGTGGTGTCCACGGTTCTGGGCACTGTCCTTGACACCCTGATCGGTCTGTTCGATGTGTTCTCTAATCTGTTCCAGGGCAACTGGAACGGAGCATGGGAGGCGGTCAAGGGAGTCTTCTCCGGAATCTGGGATGGCATCAAATCCATCTTCTCTACGGTACTGGGTACCTTGCAGGGTGTGGCAGATGCTTTCTTTGGCTGGTTCGGAACGGACTGGAACACCGTTTGGGAAAGCGTCAAGGGCTTCTTTGAAGGTGTCTGGACAGGAATCAGTGATTTCTTCTCCGGAATTCTGACGGGGATCCAGACTACGGCATCTACCATCTGGAATGGGATCTCGGCGTTTTTCATGGGCGTTTGGACGGGGATCAAGGATTTCTTCGAGGGGATTTGGAACGGCATTGTTTCCTTCTTTACCGGGAAAACCGGGGAGATGGACGAGAATGCACAGTCTGCCTTCAGTGGAATCTCGGATTTCATTGGCGGTACGCTGACAGGTTTGCAGACGGTTTTCTCTACGGTCTGGGGAGCTATTTCCGGCGTGGTTAGTAGCGTTATGGGTGCTATTTCTTCGATCATTGCCACCATTATGGGTGTGATCGCCGGAGATTGGTCTACAGCTTGGGAAGGCATCCAGTCGGCAGCGGCCACTGTGTGGGATGGTATTTCCGGGATGATCTCCGGTGCCTGGGAGGGAATCTCCTCCTTTGTCTCCGGCGCGGTTGAGACGCTCAGCAGTGGAGTTTCATCTGCCTGGGAGGGAATCCGGTCCACCGCATCGACCGCCTGGGATGGTATCAAGAATGCCATTACCTCGGCGTGGGACGGTATCCAGTCCGGCGTGACCTCGGCAGTAGAAACGGTGGCTACCGGATTGTCTGGGGCGTGGGAAGGAATCCAGTCCACGGCGGCTACGGCATGGGAGGGGATTAAGTCTGGTATTGCCAGTGCGTGGGAAGGCATCTCTGGATTCTTTGGTGGTATCTGGGACGCCATTACCGGCAAGACCAGTGATTCTGCCTCCCAGATGAAGAACGACACCTCCAATGCCTGGTCCGGCGTGGAAACGGAAGCCCAGACTGCGTGGGAGGGTGTTTCCACCTCGGTGGCAACCGCCTGTACCGGGATGTCTCAGAATGTGACGACCCAGATCGACAGTATCAAGACTGCCGTATCTGCTGCATGGACGGGAATTGCTGCGGATACAGCCACAGCGTGGAACACGGTCAAGACAAACCTCACTGCGGCATGGACCGGAATTACGACTTCTGTGACAACAAGCCTGAACAGCGTGAAAACCGCTGTCACCAACGGCTGGACACAGCTCCGTACCTTGACGGTTTCCAGCTGGACGGGTATCCAGTCGAGCCTGACAGCGAGCTGGAATTCCATTAAAACGGCAAGCACTACAGCCGTGAATGCAGTGAAGACTTCCGTTACCAATGGCTGGACAAACCTGCGTGGTTTGACAACATCCAGCTGGATCTCCATCCAAACGGTGCTGAATACGAGCTGGAACAGCATCAAGAGCGCAACGTTGAACTCGGTCAATGCGATTAAAAGCTCTGTGACGGCAGGGTGGAATAACCTCCGCAGCCTGACCGGAAGTAGTTGGTCAGGTATCCAGTCGATGCTCAGTTCCAGTTGGAATACCATCCGCAGTACAACGGCTACGGCTGTGAATGCCGTGAAAGCTACAGTTTCCTCGGGCTGGAACGGAGTGAAGTCCACGACCAGTTCTACTTTTTTCGGTGTACAGTCGGCAGTATCCGGAGCAATGTCAAACCTTCGTTCTACGGTATCTGCCGGTGTAGCCAATATCAAGAATAGCTTCAACTCGCTGAGTTCCATCGCATCCTCGGCGTACAGCTGGGGCTGTGATATCTGCTCTCAGATGGCGGCTGGTGTTCGTGCGGCGGCCGACTCGGTCGTCAGGGCCGCAGAGAACGTGGCAAGAAGGGTCAGAAGCCGGCTGCACTTCTCTGTGCCTGATACCGGCCCTCTGTCTGATGCAGACAAGTATATGCCCGACTTTATGAAACTGCTGGCAAGTGGTATCAAGAAGAATCAGGGCAAGGTCGTCAAGGCAGTCAAGACCCTGTCCGGCTCCATGAAAACCAACCTGAACACGCCCGTGGGAGACATGGGCGATAAGGTGAGGTCTGTGGTGAGCGGATTTGCTTCAACGATCACTGGCAGCACCAACAGAGTACGGTCTGCTGCAAGCGGACTGGCATCCGGCATCCGAACTGGGCTTATGAACGGTCTGGAAGGCATGTCCAGCGAGTTTAAGTCTGTCTGGAGTGACCTTGAAAAGATCACCAAAACATCGGTCAGCAGCATGAGCGATGAGGTGAAGCAGGGGTTCTCCGACATGAAGACCTCCATCGGAGACTTAAGCGACCAGACCAGTTCTCTGGGCAATGCGATCCACAGCCTCGGTGATACCTTCAACTCGGATTTCCTTAAGGGACTGGGCGAAGGTATCAGCAAGGTGGGCGATACTGTCAGCACGGTCACCGGCATCGTGGATAAGCTCGGCTCTATGAAGAGTACCTTCGGCAGCTTGGGCGAGACGCTCACGAACCTCGGCAATGCACTGGGAACGGATGGCGGCGGTGGTCTTCTGACAAAGATGGGAAGTTTTCTGTCGAAGATCGGCAATGCCGATGGTGGACAAATCGTCTCGAACTTCGGAAACCTGATCTCCGGGCTGACCTCTAAGATGGGTGGTCTGGGACAAGGGATCACCGGTGTCATCTCGAAGCTGGGCGGCCTTGGCAGCAGCGGGACCGGCATCTTGTCGAACCTCGGCAGTGTAGCGACCGGTGTCCTCTCCAAACTCGGCGGTGTTGGCAGCAGCCTGTCCGGGCTGCTCTCCGGTGTAGGCTCCACGCTGGGCGGTATCGCTGGCTCGGCCGGTTCTGCGATTGCGGGGCTGTTCGGTTCTGTTGGCACAACGGTGTCTGGTCTTGCTGCCGGTGCAGGCAGTGCATTGGCTGGTATCGCTTCTTCTGCTGGCGGTGTGCTTGCCTCGGCGGGTACAGCACTGGCTGGCCTTGCCGGCCCTGCTGGTATTGCGGTGGCCGCAGTCGGCGGTGTCGGCCTTGGGCTGACCGCTCTCTGGAAGAACTGCGATGGTTTCCGTGAGGGTGTGACCAACATCTGGAATAAGGTCACATCTGTGTTCTCCAATGGTGTGACTGCCATTAAGAATGGCATCTCCAATGCGGCGTCTGCCATCGGCAACGTGGCATCCTCCATCTGGAGCGGCGTCAAGAATGTGGCTTCCTCGGCGGTGAACTGGGGCAAGGATGTGGTCAGTGGTATCGCTGGAGGCATCAAGAAAGGCGTGTCGTGGGTCGGCAATGCCGCCAAGAGCGTGGCAAACGGCATCCGCAGCTTCCTGCACTTTTCGGTGCCGGACGAAGGACCGCTGGCAGATGCCGACACCTATATGCCTGACTTCATGAAGCTGCTGACTGGCGGCATCAAGGACAGCGAGGGCGGTCTGCTGAAGCAGATCCGATCTATGGCTTCCAAAGTCCAGCAGGGGATGGCAGGCATCAGCTCCTTCAGCCTGCCGGAGATCAATATTCCCCGGCTGAACACAAGCGGTTGGAATCTTCCGCAGGCTGCTCTAGTCGGCGGCGGAACGACAAAGAACACGAATCTGGGTGGCGTTCATATCACGGTGAACGGCTACAACGCCCGGAACGATAACGAACTGGCACAGATCGTGGCTGACAAGATCAATGAGATGATCGACCAGGACGATTCGGTCTATAAGTAAGAAGGTGATGTGTATGGGCTATTTGCCTGAGAAAAAGACAGTATCCCAGTTTGATTTGAAGGGCAGGTTTGCACGGCAGTATCTGTCCTTTGCCGGGAAGTCCAGCAAGGACTTCCTTTTATATTTGTCCGGACCCGGTGTGTACGATTCCCCGGCAGCGGATGTAGAAAGCACATCGGTCCCTGGCAGAAACGGAGACATCATCAGCGAGAATGCAAGGGCAGGTCGGCGGCGGTATCAGAATGTAGATATCAAGTATGAAGCGTTCTTCTTTAACGGTCTGCCTGCCAAGACAGCGGCTGTGAAATCGTGGCTGCTGTACCCGGTGGGTTACCAGAAATTACAGGATACCTATGACCCGGACTTCTTCCGGATGGCCGTCTGTACCGAAGCAATGGAGTTCGATGTGACGGCACAGAAAGCCGCTAAGATGGATCTGGTGTTCAACTGCAAGCCCCAGCGGTGGAGCGTGGAGGGGCAAAGGACAGTGCGGCTGGAAAGCCGGAGCAACCTCATGAATCCCTTCGCATTCCCGGCGCAGCCCATCTTCAAGGTCTACGGAGATTCGGGCGGTGTGTTGTATGTGGGTGATGAATCTATTACCATCCACAGCATCAAGGACTATGTCCTGCTGAACTGTGAGACGCACAATGCCTACAATGCGGGCGGCTTCTGCAATGAGACCATCCTCTCGGACGACTTTCCGGAACTGCCGGCCGGAAAGACACAGATCGCATGGACGGGCGGAATCACAGCGGTGGAGGTGACACCGCGCTGGTGGACACTGTGAGGAAGGAGGTGGAGCGGGATGATCCCTTGTCTGTATGCATCCACAGAGACAAAATTTGACCACAACGGCATCGGAAAGATGGCAGATGCTCATTCCTGTGTGGTGACGGAAAAGCGCAATGGCAGTTTTGAAATGGAGCTGGTTTACCCAGCAGACGGCATCCATGCGGAAAATCTGGAAGAGGGAAACATCATCCTTGCAAAGCCATCCGACACAGGCAGACCGCAGCCGTTCCGTATCTACAAAATCGCAACGCCGATTGACGGCAAGCTGACTGTCAAGGCAAGGCACATCTCGTATCAGCTAAACTTCATTACGGTCTCTCCCTTTGCTACGACCGGCTGCACCGGTGCGCTGGCAGCTCTTGAAAGTCACGCGGCATCCGAGTGCCCCTTTGAGGTCTGGACGGATATCTCCTCCAGCGCCTCTTTTCGGCTCTTGGTGCCGTCCTCTTTTCGGAACTGCCTCGGCGGTATCGACGGCTCGGTGCTGGACACCTTTGGTGGAGAGTACGAGTGGGATCGATACACGGTCAAGCTCCATCATCACCGGGGCGCAGACCACGGCGTGCATATCGTTTACGGCAAAAACCTCATCGACTTCAAGATGGAGAAGAACATTGAGAGCGTCATCACGGGTGTACATCCGTACTGGCAGAATTCCGAAACCGGCGAGGTGACGGAGCTGCCGGAGAAGGTGGTGCTGGTGGAGCAGCGGTCAGTTCCGTACCAGAAGATCACGGTGCTGGATTGTACCAGCGGTTTTCAGGATAAGCCTACCGATGAAATGCTTCGCTCCTTTGCGCAGGACTATTTGAAGAATACGAGCCTGACCGAGCCGCAGGTGGATATCGACATCGACCTTATCCAGCTCTGGAATACTCCGGACTACGAGGATGTGGTGGAAGCGGAGCAGGTGAGTCTGTGCGATACCGTCCATGTGTTCATCTCCAAGCTTGGTATCGAGGTCAGCTCTAAGGTGACCGAAACGCAGTACGACTGTCTGCTGGAACGGTACGATGGCATTACGCTGTCGAACTCTACGGTCAGCAGCCGGAACTCGTCTTTGACAACAGCACTGAGCAACATCCGAAACACAGCCAATGAAGCCTATAACACAGCCCTCCGTGTGGAGACCAGCATGGGTGAGCAGATTGGTGGCATTTCCGTGTCGATGGTCTATGACGGTACCCTGTTGGCCGGTCTGTTCGGTCTGCACTATCAGAACGTGGCAGGAGTGAATGGAGATACCGTGCGGTATGCCTTCAATGCTGGGTCACTGGCAAAGTCCACCTTTGCATGGAAGAACAGCCCGGATGGGTTCTTTATCTCCACCGATGGCGGTAAGACATGGGGCTACGGCTGGGAGCAGGACGATTCCCCGGTCAAGACGGCGTTGCTGCTGGATAACACCCTGCAGGAGTTGGATGAACGCTATAAGAAAGCCGGAGAACTGACTGAAGAACTGCTCGAACAGTTGGATGAGCGGTATAAGACGGCATCCGCCTTGTCAGAAGAACTCATCAAAAGCCTGGACGCACGATACGGTACGGCAGATAAGCTGTCTGAGGTGCTGCTCACACAGTTGAATGAGCGATATAAGACGGCGTCCGCCTTGTCAGAAGAACTCATCAAAAACCTAGACGAGCGGTACGGAACAGCGGACAAGCTGTCCGAAACGCTGCTGGCGAAACTGGATGGGCGGTATGCTTCGCCCATCTGTGCGCAGGAGGCAGCACCAAAGAATCCGAAAACAAATGCACTCTGGGTCGATACAACCGCCCTGCGGCTGAAGCTGTGGGACGGAGAAATCTGGCAGACGGTAGGCTATGGGCCGGCACCGCCTGAGCCCGACCCGGATACCCCGACAGAGGGAGGAGGCGAAGAAGATGGCAAACAGGAAGGCGAAAGCAGTGGTACAGACAGCGGAGGAACCGGCGCAGGAAGCACTGGTGACTAAGTCGTTCACGGTGTTTCAGGACGTGGAACTGTCATTCACAGAGAACCTGATCCCGACCCACATCCCGGTCAAGCAGTACGACAACCAAGCCCGAAAAGTGCGGTGTCGGCTGTATCAGAACTCGCTGGAGTACAAGGTCAGTAAGGACACCATCGTCAGCTACTCGGCTACTCGGCCGGACGGTGCGGTGTTCCAATATTCCAGTGAGACCCGCCCGGATCTTGTGTTCGTAGATGACGGTGCGGTCATCCTGACGGTCACATCCTTTATGACCGAAGTATACGGCAGGTTCCCGATTGACATCTACCTTCTGTCCGATGAGGGAGATGTGATCGGTTCGTTCAGTCTGGTGCTGAATGTGGCACGTGCCGCAGTCATGAACGGTAAGATCGCCACGCTGACCTATAAACACGCTCTGGATGCAGCCGCCAAGGGCATTCTGGAATTCCTCATCACCGATGACGGATACCTCGTGATGCGCTCGGACGATAAGCTGGGACTGGCGCAGGGGTCTGTGTCCAGCACCATCGATAAAGTGGCGAAGGACATCGAGGAGGGAATGGTCGCCTCGTCTATCAATATGGACGGGCATCTGGTGTTTACGACATGGGATGAGCTGGGACTTATCTTTGAGATGGACGATGAGGGGCATCTCATCGTGAGATACAATGAGGCGTAAGCCGGAAAGGAACTAGAATGGGAGAGTTTGTTGGCAAGCGAGTGGTACCGGACCATGTGGGTGTCTGGGACCAGAAAAAAACCTATGAACCCTTGATGATCGTGCTGGACGGCGAGACCGGTGACAGCTATATCAGCCGTAAGGCTGTGCCTATCGGCATTTCTCTGTCGGATGAGAGCTACTGGTCGCTGTGTGCTCATTATTCCGCACAGATGCGGAAGCTGGAACAGGACGTGGACGAAGATGTCCAGCAGATGCACAGTGATGTTACGGCAGTCAAGAATGCCATGAGTCAGGAGTTCAAGGAGACTCATACGGCGATCAGCAAGGAACTGGATGATACGCACAAGGCGATCAGTCAGGAGCTGTCGGAAACGGAACAGCGTGTCAATGAGAATCTGGAACAGACCAGTTCGGAGTTGACTGGCAAGGTCGAACAGGCCAAGTCCGACCTGGAAACCGGCCGGCAGGAACTGAAGGATGCCAAGGATACGCTGAACAAACGGATGGACAGCATTGCCGGGGGAAAGACCTCGGATGCGGAGATTCTGGATGCTCGTGTTGATTCGTATGGTCATACGCATAGTACTCTTGGAAATGCGATACGAGCTCTTAGAGCCGGTGAGATGAGGGAGGCTGTGCATGAACAACTAGCTGAAAAGTATGTTCAGGAGCTTTTAGAAACAGAAGTAAAGAAAATCCACGGAGGAGAATTGTACTATCCATATGATTCATCGACCTTTAGCGGCTGGGTTTCCTCGTATTTGATCGACGAAAATATTCTTGTAACAGGAATTGAATTTATCATTAAGGCTCGTAGTGAAAGAATCAATCAAATTCGTGTTGCAATAGCATTCGATGATGCTAGTGAAGAGAAAATCTCCTTTAACAAGTACCTCAATGTCACAATTGAGCCTAACGATGAAAAGCGTGTTTACTGTGATGTGAATGGATTGTTCTTTGAACAAGGAAGAAAAGTCTTCATCCTTCTACAAGCGGATGTGATTTGCACAAACGTGTTTGGTAGTCAAGAGGCAACTTCGGGTAGTTTGTATACCACGAACGGTCAGTTTGCCAAAATAGAAGATTGTTCAACGGGGGGACGTTACAATTTGGCTGTGTGGCTGACCGGCTATAATCCGAATAAAGCAAAGTGGCGAGAAGTTGAGAAAAATATAAAGGAAAGCGTGGCCAAGCTGAAAAACTCATTTCAGGATTCATGGGCTGTATCGGATGAGCAAAATCTTGTGCCTGTATCCTATGCTGTTTTGAGTTATACAACTTCAACCTTTACTGGTTGGGCAGCTCCAATTGGGAAAGCTAAGCATTTCAACACTCTAGTTTTTACGATAGAAAATCGCAAAGAAAACAATGCCTATATTGAAAAAATACGCTGTGTGGTTTCTGTAAACGATCATAAGGGGACCATTCTTGCAGACTAAACAAGAGAAGGTTTCCATATCAAATCTGGGGAGAGAAGAAAGATTGAGTTTCATTTTTCAACACCTATTGAAAATGAGAATTCAGAAGAACTTTATGCGGGTTTTACCTGTGATCAGCATATTAGTGTTATGTTTGGCAATACAGGCAAGAATCTTAATCCTCCTGATTACGGCGCAGTCTGTTACACATGTCAGGCAGGAGATGGACCGTTCAGAGTTGACAAAGAACTGAAAGACTGGTTCCCGATTCATGATACAGAGCTGACCAATCAGGATAGACCTGATATGTTTGTTGAATACCTGGAGAGTATATATCAACTGCGGAAGCATCAGCTTGATCAAGTCATTGAGGTAGTAGAAAACCTCTTGGATAAAGCCCAACTCAGCAATCCTCAAAGCGAAAATGTCCAGCAGAGAATTGATGCAGCAATCAAGCAACTTGCAATCGATGAAACCATTTCGAACGTTATACAGGACTTTGATGAGAAAATTGAAAAGCTGAACATCGAAACGCCTCCGAGAGTAGTTCTGCCAGACAAGATATATGGCGTTGTTGATGATACCCTACAACTTTTCTACCGTGGAATTGTAGAACATCCAGACCCATATCACTTTAATTTGGAATGTGTTTGTGATATCGGGAAAAACACAAATCGCTATTTTGAAGTGACTCCTAAAGCTGATCAAGAGGGTGAACACAAATTGACGCTGAATGTTCGAGATTGCAGCGACCGAATTGTTGCTTCTGCAACAACCACTCTTGTTATTGGAATGGCGGGGCAGAGTCCGATAGAAAAGAAGAATATTCTATGCATTGGGGATAGCTTGACAACAGGAGGCGAGTGGTGCGCTGAACTGGCAAGACGTGTCCTCGAAACCGGTGGCTCTCCAAGCGGCCTTGGCAGAAGGAATATCGAGTTCATTGGAACGAAGAAAAGAGGCCAAATAGGCTACGAAGGCTATGGTGGCTGGACTTGGGCCAGTTACCTTGCTAAACCGTCCAACACTAGTCTCGGAATGTGGGTCTATTCGACACATGACAAAGATAATACGGACCAACACAGTCTCTGGCGTGATGAAAATGGAAATGTCTGGAAAATGGAGACGGTCGAGAAGAAGAGAATTAAGTTTACCAGATATCAAAGTCACACAGGGGAAATGCCTGTCGGTGGAGGAAACCTGACTCATTTGTCTAATGCTACTCACCAGGAAATGATTGTCTTTACGAGTACGAGCTGTGCCGAAGGTAATCCATTTTGGGATACTAAGCAGGATAAAATCAGCTTTAGAGCATACTGTGCAAGGAATGACTTTACTGGAATTGACTATGTCTATACCTTGCTTAGCTGGAATGCTCTTGGCGGATATTGCGCTACACCAGACGCATATACAGTCAAAATTCATGTGGAAAATGCAAAAGAATTCATTAGAAAACTGCATGATGAATTTCCTGATGCCAAGGTAAAAGTTATGGGAATTCAAATGCCGTCTTTCAATGGCGGAACTGGAGCCAACTATGGTGCGAATAGTGCATATTCCAATCCTTATGCACTTAGTAGGAGTGTAATGGGGATGAATTTGGCATATCAGTCTTTGGCAAATGATGATGAGTTTAAGTCTTATGTGGAGTTTTTGTGTGTCTCGGCACAATTTGACAGCGAATACAATATGCCGGCAACGAGTAAGCAGGTTAACACAAGGAATAAGATTTCTGAGATGGTCGGAGCAAACGGTGTTCACCCGGCGATTGAAGGATATATGCAGATAGCAGATGTCGCTTTTAGAAATATGGCAGTATGCGTACTGCTACAAAACTAAGACAGGAGTTTCTATGAATAAAAACGCAATTATGGCAAAAAATTCGGGGGGGGGGGGGAACTCCTGAAAGCTGTTTTTCATCCTCCCCCTGCTTGCGAAAAAGATGCTGGTAAGTCTTTGAGTAAGCAGAAGGGAGAATGAAATCATGGGTGAATTCGTAGGCGGACGCATTGTGCCGAAGCATTGCGGCGCATGGAATAAGAGAAGCAAGTACGAGATGCTCAGTATCGTGTATCAGCCGGAGACAGGAGACAGCTATATCAGCCGTAAGTCTGTCCCGGCGGGTACTGCTTTGAGCAGCGAGGAATACTGGGCGATATGCTCTGAGTATTCAGCACAGGTTCGTAAGCTGGAACAGGATGTTGATGCAGATGTCGAGCAGATGCACACTGACCTTACACAGACCAAGGCTGATATGAGCAGAGAGTTTTCGGAAACTCATACAGCTATGAGCAAAGATTTGACGGATACGCATACGGCAATTAGTCAGGAACTCTCAACTACCGAGCAGCGTATTGCCAAAAATCTTCAGGATACGACCACTACCCTGACTGGATAGGTGACTACTGCCAGAAATGAACTCGCAGCCGGGAGAAAGGACTTGGAAAGCACCAAGAACCAGCTTACCGCACGGATGAACAGTATTGTGGCTGGCAGAACTACGGATACCGAGATCCTTGATGCCCGGGTGGATGCAGATGGAAAAACCTATGCCAATCTGAGTGAGCGCTTGAAGGCAGTGGATGCCTACTATGCAGGGGCCGACGCTGAGACTGTGGATGGCACAGCTCACGGAAGCCTTGCAAAGTATATTCACGAAGAATGGCGCAACGACTATGACCTGATTCGAGGCGGAACTTTTTACAAGGGTCATGTTGATGTTAGCGGGCTGAATACCAGCGATGATATGTCAGGGCGTGTTGATCCCTATGGCGAAGGCTATTATCTGTTGATTCCGACCGGGAACCTCCATGACGCCAAGCTGAATGTCCTCTTTTATGGGCTGCGCGGCAAGCCAGCTATTATGCGTGGTAATTGGGGTGGTATGGAGGGTGACTTCCATTATGCCGGAAGACTGTCCATTGTTCCTGCTCAGCATTTTAGGGAGATGGATGACGGTGGCATTATGATGCTGACATCGATCGCCGCATGGAACCGCAGCTCTGCGAAGTATCTCTATATCAATCTGACCGAAGAGGAAGCAGCGAAAGCACAGGTTGTGGTTTGTGATACGGAAGGAACGCTGTGTATGAACTGCCTGACGGAGCTTTTGAACCGAGTAGGTGCAGATAGGGATCGGAGGGCGGTCCAGAGAGAGGCGGCGATTCTGAGCAAGATCGAACAGGACAAACAGACTGAACTGGAGCCGATTCGGACTGCGGTGGCAGAGAACAAGACAGCTATTGACAATCAGAACAAGGCAGTGGATGAGAAGCTCGCTAAGTGGAACGAATCTGTGAAGGAGTCCATTGAACAGGCTTTGCTGGTGCAGAACTCAAACTGGAGAGGGAAGACCATCAACTTTATCGGGGACTCCATCACTTATGGAGCATATACCCCTGTGGGTGGTTCTTCTCCCAATAAGCGGGCTGAAAAGCGTTATTGCGAAATCGCCTGTGAGAGATTGGGAGCGACCTGCCGAAACTATGGTGTGTCTGGCATCAGCATTTCCAGTACCTCGTACCAGTCTCCGACCGGTGCAATTTCTCTGCGATATTCGAGTATGGACGCTGCGGCAGATATGGTCGTGATCGCAGGAGGTACCAATGATTACGGTACAGGTGTTGCGCTTGGAACGATTGCCGACACTACAGATGTATCGTTCTATGGAGCCCTTCATGTACTGTGCAGTGGGCTTTGCGAGAAGTATCCCGGCAAGGGCATCGTTTTCCTGACACCGTTTCATCGTTCCAGTGAGGCTGCTAACAAAGTGGGGGCTACACTGGCTCAATACAAACAGGCTATCTACGATGTGGCACGAGATGAGTTCGGATTTGCTGTAGTGGATGGCTGGACGGTTGGCCTGAGTCCGAAAAATGCCAAGGTAAAAGCGGAGTATATCGTTGACGGTGTGCATCCGAATCCCATCGGACACGAACTGATCGGAGCCAGTCTTGCTCGTATACTGAACGCCATTTAATACCCCACAGCCACACGGCTGTGTTTATATAGAACACCATTACACAAGGACGGAGCACCGTCCTATTTTTTATGCCCTTCAAGGGGCAGGAAAGGCAAGGTACAAAATATGCAGAATGTGATCGATAAGATCCAGTTCGCCTTCGCGGCACTGGGCGGCTTCCTCGGCTGGTTCTTTGGGGGCTTTGATGGTTTCCTCTATGCGCTCATCGTCTTTGTGGTGACCGATTACTTCACTGGCATTCTTGCGGCGGGTATCCGCAGGGAGCTGTCCAGTGAGGTCGGGTTCAAGGGCATCGCCAAGAAGGTGTGCATCTTCCTGCTGGTTGGGATGGCCAACATCATTGATACACAGGTCCTTCAGAACGGCGCAGCGATTCGCACCGCTGTGATCTTCTTCTACCTGTCCAATGAGGGACTGTCCATCTTGGAGAACTCTGCCGTGATCGGGATTCCTATCCCGGAAAAGCTGAAGGCAATGCTGATCCAGCTGACCAACGAGAAGCATATCCCAGACAAGAACGACGAGAACGACGTGTAACGATACAGCTTCTCACCGGTTTCATTGTGCTTTATGAGAAATTTTGGGAGAATTGGGTACCAAATGCTGAATTTCAGTAAGCATAATGAGAGAAGTTTTCTGAAAAGTACCTCCCAAAGCGTTAAAAATCGTGCGCTTTATGAAGGAGTCTATTGGGAGCGGGTGACCGCTCCCTCAATTTTGATGGAGGAACGACTATGAATGAATATCCTGCAAAGCTGAACACCGGCTATTATCGTGTTCGAACCGATTGGAACGATGACGCATCCCAGCTCGGTGCATATAAGCTGCTGGCAAATGCCAAGGCGAAGTGTGACGAGAACCCCGGCAGCCATGTTTTTGCCGAGGACGGCACCGTAATCTACCCGGCGGATGAGCCTACGACCCGGGAGGAGAACGCTGAGGAGAAGCCTGTAACGGATCTCCCGGAGGAGAATACTTCGGAGGAGGACTCCGCAGTGGAAGGTGAGCAGCCTTCGGAGGGCACCCCGGTTGAGAAGTTTCCGTCCGCAGAACCTCTGCCGGATGCCATCGCCTATGGCAAGCTGAAAACTCTGATGAACATCCGCAAAGCACCGAGTCTGGATGCAGAAGTGGTTGCAGTGTACGCCAAGAACACCATTGTGGATGTTCTGGAACACTGTGGGGACTGGCTGAAGATCAAGTGCCCGGAGGCAGAGGACGGCGTGGCGTATGTACTGAATGCCGAGGACGCTTACGCCTTTGTGGGCAGGGAGGTCTATACTGTGGCTCCCGGCGATAACCTCTGGCGCATCTCGGAGCGCAAGCTCGGCAGCGGCGTTCATTATACCGAGATCCGGGCTCTGAACGGGCTGACGTCCAACTGCATCCTGATTGGGATGAAGTTGCTGCTGCCCTGACCAAGAATTGAATCTACACTATCTGGGCCCGGAGAAATCCGGGCTTTTTTCTATTGGAGGAATCTTCTATGGCATACACTAACAGTCCCTTAGTGGCTTATACGAACCTTAGTCCGAACCATTCCGGCTTGCGGACACACAGCATCGACCGCATCACCCCGCACTGTGTAGTGGGGCAGTTGTCTGCGGAAAGTATCTGCGGCTGCTTCACCAGTACCTCCCGGCAGGCAAGCTGTAACTACGGCATCGGTAAGGACGGTCGTGTGTCGCTTTGTGTCGAGGAGAAGAACCGGAGCTGGTGCTCTTCCAGTGCGGCAAACGACCAGCGGGCGATCACTATCGAGTGCGCCAGTGACCTGACACACCCTTATGCGATGAATAGTGCCGTGTACACTTCGTTGATCAAGCTCTGTACCGACATCTGCAAGCGCAATGGTAAGACGAAGCTGCTTTGGCTGGGGGACAAGAATAAGACGCTGAACTATGCGCCGGCACCGGATGAGATGGTTCTGACCGTCCACCGCTGGTATGCGAACAAAGCCTGCCCCGGCGACTGGCTGTACAGCCGCCTCGGTGAGCTGGCTGCCAAGGTGACGGCGGCACTCGGTACTCCGGCTGCGTCCACTGGTTTGCAGGCCGCCTCTTTGAAGGACATGGAGCCTGCGGCTGTCGTGGCAAAAGTAGCACCGCTGTTCACGGCTAACCAGCGACAGTCCGGTATCCTTGCCAGTGTGTCCATGGCACAGTTCATTCTGGAATCCGGCTACGGTAAGTCCGAGCTGGCACAGAATGCCAATAACTGTTTTGGCATGAAGGCATCGCTTTCCGGGAACACCTGGTCGGGTTCTGCCTGGAATGGGAATTCCGTGTATATGATGAAAACCGGAGAGCAGAACACGGATGGCAGCTATGTAAGCATTACGGCAGATTTCCGCAGGTATAACTCCATCGAGGACTCCATCAACGACCATTCTGCTTACCTGCTGGGGGCTATGAACGGCAGCCCAAAGCGGTACGAAGGACTGGCGGGCTGCACCGACTACAAGAAAGCCGTGCAGATCATCAACGACGGCGGCTATGCGACGAGTCTTGACTATGTGCAGAAGCTCTGCCGTGTCATCGAGCAGTGGAACCTCACGCAGTATGATGCGTCCACCACTGACGCATCTGCAACTGGTCTTTATCGTGTACGGAAGAACTGGTCGGATGCCGCATCCCAGAAGGGTGCGTTCCGTGACCTCGGTAACGCAAAAGCGTGTGCGGACAAGAATCCCGGTTATTCTGTGTTCAATGAGGATGGTAGAACAGTCTATCCCACCGGCACTACCTTCCAGCCGTATACGGTTCGGGTGTCAACAAACTGCCTTCGTATCCGCAAGGGCCCCGGCACGAATTACGGCTCCCGTGGTTTCACTGGCAGGGGTGTGTTCACCATTGTTGCGGAGGCAACGGGCAAGGGCGCATCCAAGTGGGGTTTGCTGAAATCCTATTCCGGCAAACGTGACGGCTGGATCAGCCTCGACTACGCAAAGAAGTTCTGATAAAACAGTGCAACCCGGCACATAGACAAGGACGGCCGTCACAGCGATTCCGGGCTTCTCGGTTTTTTCCGGGAAGCCTTTTACATTGTCGAATCTGCTGTGATCTTAGCGGTTTGTCAGGCAGATAGTTTGTCGATAATATGCCGATTTATCTGGGCGACAGAACTTGCTATTCAGCCGTACATGCGGCATTATACGACTACCAAAGGAGGATTACACTATGGAAATCATGGTTAAGCGGAAACGTGCCGCAGTTTACTGCCGAGTCAGCACCGGGTTGGAATGCCAGGAAGGTTCCAATGAGATCCAGAAAAGCTACTATACGAATCTCCTTGCAAACAGCACCGATGAGGAACTCGTCCGAGTATATGCAGATGAAGGCAGTGGACGCACCACGCAGGGCCGCCCTGAGTTCCAGCAGATGATTCAGGATTGCGAGGATGGCAAAATCGACGTCATCTACACCAAGTCCATCTCCCGTTTTTCCCGAAATATGCTTGATTGTGTGACCGTGGTGCGAAGGCTGAAAGAGCTGGGCATCCCGGTCATTTTTGAAAAGGAATGCATCAATACCATGGACAGGCAGAGTGAACTGTTCTTCCATATCCTTGCAATCATTGCTGAGGAAGAATCCAAAAGTATTGGCCGGAATCTGAAATTGGGGCTTTTAGGGCTTCACGACGAAGGCATTCCTACCGGACGGGTGACCTATGGGTACCGCAGGGTGAACAAGGCAGGAGAGTGGCGCATTGAGGAATCAGAAGCACGTCGAGTTCGCTACGCATTTGATCAGGCGGCAAAGGGTGCCTGCTATAAGGACATCCGTGCTGGACTTGACAGGATGGAAAAGGTAGAGAATACCGGCGTTTCGTGGACGCAAAACCGGAATCGGTTGCCTAAACTGCTGAAACACATTGCCTATCAAGGTGATTACATAACGGATTGCTACTATACCACCTATGGCAAGAATGGCAAGCGATACAGCAAACTCAACAAGGGGGAACGCTCCCAAGTCCATCTGGAAGATCACCACGAGCCCATCGTCAGCAGAGAGCAGTTCGAGCGTGTCCAAACGCTTATGAGGATGGGACTGCTGGATTCCGGTCGTTGCCGATTCACGGAAGAAGAGAGAAAGATTCTGGATGACCCCAAATGGCAATAAGGAGAGGTGAACATGGAGATTACAGTTGAAAGGGCAAGTGCGAATATAGAAAAGCCCGGAACGCAGGCGCTCGGTACATTGAAAACCGTTCGTGTGGCAGTCTATGCCCGTGTCAGCACGGACATGGAGATCCAACTTCACAGCCTGGAAGAACAGATGCGTTCCTTCCAGACAAAAATCGCCCAGCACCCCGGCTGGACGCTGGTGGATGTTTATGCTGATAAGGGCATCAGCGGTACCAGCGTGAAAAAGCGCACGGAGTTCCTGCGAATGATGAAGGACTGCGAGGACGGCAAGGTCGATTATGTGATGACCAAAAGCATTTCCCGCTTTGCCCGTAATACGGTAGAGTGCCTTTCCTATGTCCGTCATCTTCAGAGTATGGGCGTGCAGCTTTATTTTGAGAAGGAAGGACTGGATACGGCAACGGCGGTGTCAGAGCTGATCCTGACGGTCATGGCCGCCTTTGCACAGGAAGAAAGCCGTTCGATCTCGGAAAACCTGAAATGGGGTATTCGCAAGCGGTTTGAGGCGGGCGAAGCCCGCTGGTGTGCGACTTACGGATACCGGAAGGGACCGGATGGGGAGATCGTCATTGAACCGGACGAAGCTGCTATTGTGCGGATGATCTTCAAGATGTACCAGTATGGCATCACGATGCCGGATATTCTGGAAGAACTGAACTTCATGAGGACTCCTTCGGCAAGGGGCAAGGAAGCGTGGAACAAGACCGCACTCAAGTATTTGCTTCAGAACGAGAAGTATATCGGAGATGTGAGGCTTCAGAAGTGGATCAGTGTTGACCACATCTCCCACAAGAGTGTACCGAATGATTCTACCGTTGTGCCGATCTACAACGTCAAAAACCATCACGTCCCCATCATCGACCGCCATACGTTCCTGCAAGTGCAGCGGATTATGGAACTGAAAACGCCCCACGGAGAGTACAGTCGCTATCCCTATTTCGATACGACCTTTGTGTGCCCGTATTGCGGAAAGAAGATGATCCCCAAGACGATGAAGACGAATTCTTTCGGCCGAATCATTGGGTGCTTTGGCGTGGACGGCTGCCGGAAGTACGCGTTGATAACGAATCTGGTGGATACCGCCCTGCTGGAAGCTTATAATACCCTCAAAATCAAGGAAAAGAACAGGTCAGCAGAGATGATGCGGATGCTGGAAATCAAAGAAGAAAGCCCTAAGATGGAGACAGTCCAGTATTATTGGCTGGACGACCTGGTTGACCGCGTGGAATTCAAAGATGATACGATGAAGGTATTCTGGAAGTGCGGTCTGACCAATAAGGTGGATATGATCATTCCGAAGAATCGGAAGCCAGAGGTCATAGCAAAACGCTATTGTGCCATGCAGGACCGTATTCTGGAAAGTGCGAATAAGCCTGTGAATAGTGAGAGTCTGGTGAAGGAAAGCAAAAGCAAGCGCCCTGCGGATGCCCAGCGGACAGCGGCCAGACAGGCGGCAATGAATCTTCGTTCCAGACAGAAAGGAAAAGTAGCAAATGATAATTAAGAAAATCATGCCCAAGAGCTCCATTGCAAAGAAGAGAGTGGCAGCTTACTGCCGTGTCAGCACCTTGCGTGAGGATCAGGTAGAGAGCTTTGAGACCCAGAGAAGGTACTATACGGATTTGATCGAGAGTCACCCTGAGTGGGAAATGGTCAAGATCTACGCAGACAGGCATTCGGCAACTAAGGCGGAGAACCGCCCGGGATTTCAGGAGATGGCGGCCGATGCCCAAGCGAGAAAGCTGGATATTATTCTCTGCAAAAGCATCTCCCGCTTTTCCCGCAACGTGGTGGACTGTCAGCGGTACACCAAATGGTTTCAGACCCTTGGAGTTACGGTCATCTTTGAGGAACAAGACATTCGCACGGATGACCCTACTTCCGATTTTGTCCTTTCCATGATGGCGGCCGTGGCACAGGACGAAAGCCATTCGATCAGCGTGAACGTCCAGCTTGCCTATGAGAACCGCTTTGCAAGGGGCGAGTACAATCTTGGCAACAATCGTATTTTGGGATATGACTGTGTGGATGGTGTCCTGGTTCCCAATAAAGACGCATGGATTGTAAGAGAGGCATTCAAAAGATTCATAGAGGGAGAAAGCTATCGCCAGATAGCGAAAAATCTGGAAGCCATGGGAGCGCAATGCTTGCACAGCAAGCGAGGCTTTGGTGTGGAGACGCTTCGGTACATGATTTCAAATGAAACCTATGTGGGGGATAAAAGATTGCAAAAGAAGGCACCCGTTGATTATCTAACTAAAAAGCCAGATCCAAACAGAAAAGTGGAATCCAAGTATTTGTGGGATGACCATGAAGCAATCGTTGACCGGGAAACATGGGATAAGGCACAGGAAATTCTGGAAGAACGAAAAGAACTGGCAAAAAAAGGAATCAGAAAAACTAATAGGGAGCATCACTTCCTCTATGGAAAAGTATTCTGTGGGGAATGTGGTGCTCCTTTTTTGCGACGCACCTTCAAAGCTGCCGGCGATTCAAAGGGGAAGAGTACTTATAAGGCTTGGAACTGTCGAAATCGGCAAAAGGGTAAAGATGAAAATCGATGCGACATTCGATTTATTAGGGAGGAAGAGCTAATTGATGCAATCCTGCGAGAGCTGGGCTGGTCGACTATGGATCAGGAACGCTTTGAAAGGGAAGTATCGAAGGTGCTGGTATATTCAGAATGCATTGGAGTCGAGAAAAACTGAAAAAGCCCACCGGGTCACTTTCTGGCTTTGCAAAGAAGCAAGGAAAGATAGCGGCCCGGTGGGCTTTTTTTGCTTGAAGGATTGCTATGTATGGATTTTTGCTTTATGCTGGGTTCCAGAGATACACGAACAGGAGAGAACCGTATGAAGTACAAATTCGACCAGATACATGTTGAATCCTATGGATTGAGTACATCGCAGATGATAGCTGCAGCCGCAATAAAAGCGTACTTGGTGAGCCTACCGCAATCAGATGCGAAAAGAATATTGGACTCTGTGATAAGTTTAGATAAAGACGCGGTGTCGATTGATGGGAGAAAATTGTCTGACTTAGTGGACGATGCGGTAAGGTACTCGTTGAAAGCTGTTAGGCAAAAAACAGAGCTTGCGCCGGAATTACAGTGGACAATGAAAACGCAGTTTGAGCTGTTGAACGGATCGATTGCAGTCCAAACGATAGGTACAGAGCTGCTGGATTTTCTATATGATTGCTGGAATTTAACGAAAATATAGAGCTTATTTTACAGGCAGCCTGCATAGACCACAGAAGCACCCTCGGATAAGGAAGGTGCAACGGTGGCTTATGCGGGCTATTTTTGTTTATACGCCGAGTCCGTACAGGATGGCGTGTAATTCTTTCAAGGTGCGAGTGAGAATTTTAGCTTCAAGTTCGTTGCATTCGAGCAGAAGTCGATGAACTTCGGTATCTGCTGTGGAAACGGAATGGGTCAGGCTATCAACAAGCAGATCATCAGTAGATACACCGAGAGCATTTGCAAGCTCAACAATTGTTTCGAGGCTGGGATGACGACTCGATGTTTCGATTCGAGCTAAAAAGGTCCTGCTCATATTGAGTCTATCTGCAAGGTCGTCCTGTGTAAGATGAGACTTGCTACGAAAAAATGCGATGCGTTTACCGAGCGCAAGGTAGTTTATAGGCATGGTCTTACCTCCAAACTGGCCCGCATAAGAACAAAGTAATTATTGCGCTGAAAGTGATACATAGCAAATTTCAAAAGTAAGGATGCAATTCTACACCTCCTGCGGTACTGCATCCTTAAAATAAAAAACTCGGAATTGTTATCTAACAGGTAACAATTTGAAAAACGTGTTGTCTGATGGGTAACAGTCAACTCGCCAGTGTAGATGTATAATAAAGCTGAAGAACTCTAGGAATCACACAATACAGGAACGGGGGATGGGGACGAGTGCAAGAAGGACTTTTGACTCTGTATAGCGAGGTTGAAGCGTCGCCGATCCACTGGCTTTGGTATCCGTACATTGCGATAGGAAAAATAACCTTGCTACAGGGTGATCCTGGCGACGGAAAGTCAACAATGATGATGAATCTGATTGCTGAAATAACCACGGGCGGTACTTTTCCTGATGGCAAGCCATTGGAGCAACCGCAGAGGGTTATCTACCAGTGCTCAGAAGATGGGGTTGCAGATACAATAAAGCCCCGGCTGGAAGAACAGGGGGCAGACTGTAGCAAGGTGGCATTCATCAATGAGGAAGTTAACAGTGGGCTGACACTTGATGATGAACGTATACGAGATGCGATTGTTGCATTTCGGCCTAGACTGGTTGTAATTGACCCAATTCAAGCATACCTTGCGAGCGACTCTGATTTGCAGATTGCAGGAAAAGCTAGGCGATTGATGCAACACCTTGGAATGTGGGCGACTGCTTATGAATGTGCCATTGTGCTAATAGGGCACCTAAATAAAAAGGAAGGCATAAAAGGTTTGTATAGAAGTCTTGGGAGCATTGATGTTGTAGCAGCGGCAAGGAGTGTCTTGCAAATCGAGCGAGATGCAGAAAACCTGGATGTTCGTATCATCCACCAAATAAAAAACAGCTTAGGTCCAGATGGATCCAAAATCAGCTTCTCGATAACAGAAGATTATGGATTTCAGTGGCTGGACTCAGTATCTGAAAGCTGCGAAGAAAAACAGGAAGCGCAGTGTATAGAGTGTAAGACGAAAACGGAAGTGGCTTGCACCCTTCTGAAGCAATATCTTGTAAAAGGTGATATGGAATCAAAAGAAATCTATGAAAGGCTTGGAGAGGCAGGAATTAGCCGCAGAACCATAGCAGAGACAAAACGTGTGTTAGGAATACAGAGCTATAGAAAAATGCGCCGGTGGTACTGGACGCTCAAGGAATAAGGTGAAACCGTGAAAGAAAACAGTGGGCAAGACCGTAAACAGAAAATTCGTGATAAATATAAAGGCACAGATGTGTCTGAAATCGAAATAATCCCAGCAAAGCCTATTGTGGATTTTGCGGAGAGCGGAGGAATTCGCCGAGTGGCGGCGTATGTTCGGGTTTCAACTGATAATGATGAACAGACCTCATCTTATGAACTTCAAAAGAATTATTATACTGAGTACATTACAGGGCACCCGGGATGGGAATTTGTTGGAATCTATGCGGATGAAGGTATAAGCGGAACATCTATTACGCACCGAAAGGGTATGCTTCAGATGATTGAGGACTGCAAAGCCGGAAAAATAGATTTAATCTTGACCAAGTCGATTGCTCGATTTGCTAGAAACATCGTCGATTGCCTTTCAGTTATTGATCTCCTGAAAAATCTTGAACCACCTGTAGGCGTTCAGTTTGAAGCAGACAACATCTATACGCTGGATAATAATGGCCGAATGATTTTGACGATTTTGGCCTCGGTTGCTGAAGAAGAATCGCATTCAAAATCGGTTATTATGAATTGGTCGATTGAGCGCCGGTTCAGAAAAGGACTATTTTTAACACCAGAACTACTTGGCTACGACCGAGACGAAGAAGGCGACCTTATTGTCAACGATGACGAAGCTGAAACTGTAAAAGCAATCTACTATCTTTACCTAAATGGTGTATCTTTTTCTGAAATTGCAGAGTTGCTAAAAGCCTATAAGCGCAAGACAAAGCAGGGAAGCTTTGAGTGGAGTGCAAGCACACTGGCCGAGATTGTTGCAAATGAACGTCACTGTGGTGACATTAGGGCGTGGAAAACATTTACCTCTAATTTTTTGACACACAAGGCAAAAAAGAACAACGGTGAAAGAACGCAGTTTAGAAGAAAAAATCATCATGAAGCCATAGTATCTCGAACTGTATATGATGCGGCAAATTATCTTCGAGCATCTCGTGCCTATGCAAAAAAAGCCAGACCTCTGCCCGTACTAAGTGTTGTCGACAATGGAATTCTTCGCGGCTATGTTCCGCTGGATAAGGACTGGACCGGATTCTCAATGGATGAATATCAAAAGGCATCTGAAAGTGTTATGAGCGAGTTGGAGAACACACAGCAGATAGAATATAAGGTCGGATTAGACATGCGTGGCTATGAGGTGGTTCGGTCTCAGTATTTTGCTACTATGAAAAACCCTGCGATGACAATAGCGGATGGAAAACTGGGCTTTAACACGTCCTGTCTCAAGAAATTTGAGAATGTGGAGTATGTAGAGCTGCTGCTGAATTCAGTGAACAGGTGTATTGCTGTCCGCCCGTGTGATCAGAATAATCCAAATGCAATTCACTGGGGAAGGTTGCGCGAAGGGCGGTGGTGCGCTCTATCTAAGTCGTGCCGTGGATTGGCGAAAACGCTGTTTGACATTATGGACTGGGACAAGGACTTGAAATATCGTTTCCGGGGTGACTTTATCGAGAAAGATGACCAAAAGGTTATACTGTTTCAACTGGACGAGCCTGAAGTGGTAAAGACAGAGAACATTGTCCTTCCACCCAAAGATGCGGAATCCGATAACGAAGCGGAAACCACAGGGAGGACAGTTAAGCAGACTATTTACATTCTTCCTCCAGAATGGGAGAACACATTTGGAAGACAGATTACCAGCATCGCAGAGGTTAATCTACTGGAGCAGAGACATTATGCGGCTGATTGGGATGTTCTGCGACCAGCAAAGGAACTGGCAGAATACAGCGTACTGACTTCAGAAGACCTTGAAGAACTTTTATATGAAGCACGAACGATAATAGAAAGGTGGCCTATACCAGATGAGCACGGTACTGGAAAATCAACAGATGACGGAACTGAGGAATCAGCAGATGCTGCAGCTGAGTGCGGAACAGATGTCGGAGCGGGAGCAGAGGAGAACGGAGATTGAGCAGACCTTTGATTACGATGGCTATCAGGTCGCACGACGGGAGCTTTTTGCCCATCTCCGGGACCCGGCCATTATAATAAGGAAAGACAGCATCACATTCAACACAGCCTGTATCACAGGGCTGGAGGATGTGGTGTATGTCAACATTATGTTTAACAGCGAATTAAAGCGGATTGTGGTCAAAGGCTGCAATGAAAATGACAGGGATGCTTTACGCTGGTGTGTCGCAAAGCCGGACAAGCGTAAAAGTCGGAAAATGTCCTGTCGGCTGTTTTCAGAGCTGCTTTATAAAGAAATGGACTGGTCTGTTGACTGCCGCTATAAAATCCTCGGATATCGGATTGAGTTCGAGGGTGAAGCCCTCTACGTGTTCGATCTTGTGGCCGCCGAGGTATTCCATGAGCGTAAGAAGAAGTCTGCTGATCATCAATCTACGACAGTAGTTGAAGAAAACAAGGAAGAACAGCCTGTGAATCCTCGAAAGGGTTACTACCCGGAGGATATCGCGGGTACCTTTGGCGTGCCGGTTGAGCAGCATCGCCAAGAGTCGGAGCTGAGGCAAATGGATGGTTTTGTCTCGGTTGGAATGCTTACGGGTATACCTGGACAGCAGCAAAATTTATAAAAATCGCTTTTTGGCACCAAGGGGGAAGTCTACCCTTTTTTAGGAAGGAGGAAAATTCATGCCAGCAAAGACGTGGCAGCAGAATATGCTGGGGATTACATTTCGCTATGCAGATGGACGCATTACGGTCTTTCGGAGCGCCCTTGAATCTATTGGGCGGCCTGAATTTTACCATTTCCTCTATAATCCGACCAAGCAGATGTTTGCAATACAAGCGTGTGGGATGGACGCAGAGGGGGCCAATCGTGTTCCAAAGAAAAATCAGGATGACCGATATGAGATCAAAAGCAAGGATCTTGTGCGGCTGATCTATCAGAGCTGTGGCTGGGACAGAACAAGATCCTACCGGTTGCCGGGTGTCGAGTATCCGCAGCAGAGGCTCGTGAATTACGAGCTGTGCCACGCCATTCCCATCTTCGAGGGAAAGATGGACAAGGAGAACGAAAGCACGCAGGAGCCAGCGCAGGCGGCTTCTGAGACAGAGAAATTCTGACTGTGAGAGTCCAGAGAAGAAACGGTTAGACTCCGTAGTCGCAGAGAAAACTGAATAGAAAATGCGGCAGCCCACCAGGTT